TCCTCGACCTTGGCGCGCATCTTCTCGATCGGGACCGTATACATGGCCGTCAGGATCTTGCGGCCGACGTTCTCAGCGCCCAGGCCGAGGATCAGGCCGATGCCGGCGTCGTTGAACCGACCCAAGAACGCGCCTGGAAGACCACCCAGCAGACCGATGCCACGGATGAACATCGGGCTCGCAAAGAGCTGGATGACGTTCGCGTCCTGCATGAGGTGCTGATAGGTCTGCGATCCTGTGCCGGCTCGCAGATCGGTCAGCTTCGCAGCCCAGATTGCGTCGTGATGCAGATCATCGAGCGCATCGAGCTGGGATCTTGCGAACAGACCGCTGCGACGGATCCAGTCGCGGTTCGTCTCGATCCACCGCGAGAGGCTGTGCCAGATCACCCGGTGATTGGCAGTCCTATCCAACGTCGAGGACTCAGCGGCGTCCATCATGTTGCGGATGATGAAGTCGCGCGACCCGTCGATGAGATCTTCCATCGCCTGTCGCGCAACGCGCGGATCGCCGGCCTGCTGCCCAGCTCGCTGCAGCGTCGTCCACCAGCGCTGCATCCGATCCATCGTGTCGATGACCCGGCGCATCTGGCCTGGGACGGTTTCCGACGCTCTGCCGCGGCTGAAGTTGAACAGCTTCTCTGCCGCGGTGGCCTCGTTTGCGGTGTAATGGCCCTGCGGGTTCGTATCGACCATGTCGAGGAAACCCTTGTGGCCGAACGTGTCCCACTTCATTGCAGTGAACGCGCGCGCTCGCCGATATGCGTCAGATGCTGCGGGGTTGTTCCGGAGCGCAGGGTTGGCTTCGAAGCTTCGCAGGATGGCGTCAGCTGCAGCGTTGGCGGCGCGCGCAGCCGCCGGGTCATCCATGCTGCGTGCGATCTTGAGGATGTCGCTGCGCACCGCATTGATGTTCGCCAGGGTGGCATCAGCCGGGCCCATCTGCGCGAGATCGCGGATCGCGTTCATCAGCGGCCCGTTGCCCATGATCGCCGCACGATCGCGATACGGCAGAGCATCGAGAGCGCGGCCGATGCGGTGATGCAGATCGACAAGGTTCGGCCGCAGGTTCCGCAGCGCCGGCACATTCCAGAGCCGGTTCTCTTCGGTGCGCAGCGCATCCCAGGCATTGCGCACCGCGCGCACAATGATCGAGCTGGCAGTCGGTCGATCCATGCCGGTGCTGCCGGCCGCGGCGTAGCCCTGGCGCACTGCAGCGCCCTGGTCGGAGATCAGGTCTGCGCCTGGGGCAGCGCCTCGAGGCGTCTCGTGGAACCGGCGAACCTCTGCAGCGATAGCTGGGTCGTTCAGCGCAGATCCGCTGTCGAACCGCATGCCAGGAAGCTGCGGCTGCTCACCACCCGGTGCCGGCGGTCCTTTCGCCTGCCATGGCCAAGGAGGCGCAGGCCCAGGCATGCCACCACGCGGGATGTTGCCTGGAGAGCCTTGGGGCGTCCCTGCCGGCGGCGGCGTTGTGCTCGCCATCTTGTCGAGCTGCTCGCCGGTAATGCGATCGACCTGAGAGTCTGGTCGCGCCGATCGCCACGTGTTGCGCAGGCCTCGTATGATCGGCGCAACGAGAGGCAGACCAGCACCGAGATAGGTGCCCTGGCGCACGTCGCTTCGCCACTGCTCGCCGCCCCATGGAGCGTGCGACATCGATGCAGAGGCGAGCGCGCCTTCGCCGCCACCAAGCATCGCGTGGCCGGCGAGCGATGCGATGCGCTGCAGGATGCCTGCGTTCTTGCCGGCGGCGATTGCCTGATGCAGCGGTCCCGCAAGTCGGCTGATCGGGCTGGCGATAGCACCCGTCACCTCGGTGCCAAAACTTTGGTAGGGGTGCTCCTCTGCGAACTTCTCCTCGCCCGCGTGCAGCCGGCCGAGGATGCGGTTCAAGTTGTCGGTGTAAGACGTGCCGGTGAGCAGCGACGAGATATATGCCGCGGCCGGCGCTGCGACATGCTCGTCCAGGCCGAACGTCATGCCATGCACCAAGGTGTCGGTGATAGGCGTCGAGCCTGGGCCGAATTGCGGAGCGGCCTGCATCGGCACGTTCTTGCCGCCCTCTTCGCCGCCCCCGACTGACGGCAGCTTAGGCTGATCGGTTCGCAGCGCAGCTCCAGCCGGCGTGGTCGGAGGAAGACGAGCTGGTGGCGGCGTGGTTGCGGCGCCGGCCTGCGTCCAGACGCTGTCCCCCTTCGGCTCTTCCTTCTTCGGAGATGGAGGCACTGCAGGGGGCGCTGGAGGCGGCTGCACAGCACGCGGGCTCTTGGACTCAGGCGCTGCTGGCTTCCAGTCAGGATTGAGCTGTAGCTTGTATGGCGCTGGGCCAGGGCCCGTCTCTGTCCCAGGTGGAGATGGAGCAGCCGGAACAACGACAGGCGGCGCCGCGGGAGCTGGTGCCGCGTTCGGTGCGACTGGAGCTGGTGGAGGAGGCGGCGGCGCAGGCGCGGTTACGGTTCCCGACTCAGACGGGACAGTCTGCGCACCAGCAGCACCCCAGAGTGAGTCGAGCGGCATCTGCTACTGCGGCCTCAGCGGGATGAGCTGCTTCTGACCGTCTGGACCAATGTATGCACGCGTGCCCAGCGGGTTGGCGCGCATCGCAATCCTGATCGCCTCGACGCGTTGGTCCCTGGTCTCGAGCGTCTTGGTCCAGTCATCTTCGGGCACACCGTTCAAGATGGCCGCGGCTGCGACATAGACCCTTGGTGCGTGGATGCCGCTCTGCTTCTGCCAGTTCGAGTCAAATTCGTTCAGCCCGCGATAAACTTTGGCACCGTTTGCTGTGCCAAATTCGTGGCGTGCGTTGATGAAATGGTCGTTGCTCTGATCGCTGTAGTCGATCTGCGCCTGATGGGCGACCTCAAACAGGTGCAGCATATTCTTGAACGCATCAGCCTGCGTCTCGGGGCCTGGGAACGCGCTCTGATACAGCTGGACGATGCCCAGGCCCGTGTTCTTGCCGGCGACCTGTTCACCAGCTGAGCCGGCGATCGACAACGTGATCTTCGCCAGCTCCTGCATCGCGCTCGCCTTCGACGGATCGATACCGGTGACCGCGTTGGTGAACTTGCCGAGCCACGTCTTCTCGCTGCCCTCGGGCATGAACGTCTTGAGGAAGTTTTCTGCAGCTCCGCGCGCGCGACCAAACGCGCCTGGGTTCGCCTCGTCGATGAGCGGCTCCAGCACCTGCATCTGCATCTGCTGGCCCAGGCTGTCCTTCATTTGCTTGAGGCGGCTGTTGACCTCCTCAGCGTCTTTGGGGATGAGGGCGTTGCCTTCCTCGTAGCGCTTTTCATTCGGTGCGCTCAGCTTGGTCGGGCCTGGGATGGCGCCTGGACTACCGGGCTGCCCGCCGCCACCACCGACCGGAGCGCCGGCAGGGATGATGAACCCACCAAACCGCTTGTAGTCGTTCAGCCAGTCGTTGAGGTATTGCGGATTGTTCACCCCATTGTAGCGCGCCGCCGCGAGGCCGATGTTGCCGCCGCTCCTGTCCAACATCGCGCGCAGATACGCCGCCGACGCTGTCAGGTTATTGCGAGGATCCTTCAGCTCATCGAGCGTGTATGCACGCTGATTGGGACCAGCGAGGATGTATGGCGCGGTGCTGGGCAAGATCTGGCCCAGGCCGACCTCACGCTTGCTGCCGACCTTGCCTGGGTTCCATCCGCTCTCGACGTTGATGGTCGACGCCAGCATCGACAGCGGGATGTTGGCCGTCTGCGCGGCATCAATCGCCATCTCGCGATACTCAGGCGGGATCGACTGCAGCGCCGGCAGGAAGGTGGCATCGCGCGGATCAAAATGGACTGACTGCGTGGTCGCATCGCGCGCACCAGCGTGCTGCTGCATGAACCGCAAGTAGTTGGGGCCGCCCTGCACCTGCACTGTCTGGTAGGTGCCGTCGCCGTTCGGCACATCGATGGTGTGCAGATCGAACTGCGCCTCCGCTCCCCGCATGAGGGTGCGACCGGCCGCGGCGGTCGGGCTCGGCACGAAGCCGCCTGAGCGCGGTTCAATGGACAGTCCTTGTGCCAGTCCTCGCGCGGCATAATCCAGCTGCGCTTCCGGCGACGCGAACGAACTGAGCAGCGGTTTCTTGTAGCTCGGGTGGTTCCAGAAATGCTGGGCTTCACCGTTGTTGATCCAGCCAAGCCTCCACGCTGCAGCGACGCTGCGGTTCCAGCTCGGGAGATCCGTCGCTTCGCCAACGAGCTGCTGCAGCACCACGCGACGCTGCGCCAGAGCGTCGTTCTGTGACTTGGGATCTCGAGCTGCAGCGGCTGCCAGTCCGATCGGCAACGACGCCGCACCTTGGCCGGGGATGTAGAGGCCGGCAGGGCTCGTGCCGTTGGGATCTAATCCACTCCACGGATTGCGCGGTCCCGCGCCAGGAGCTGGATCGGGAATAACGCCCTCTGGAGCCTCCGGTGGGGCTGGCGCTGTCTGGGTGGCTTGTTGGTTAGCTACGGGCGCTGCAGCCGGCGTAGCGGTCTGTGCGGCCTGCTGCATAAGGCCTGGAGGAATGGGTGGCTGCTGTTGCGCCTGGGCGGTGATTTGTCCTGGCGATGGAAAGCCCGCGACCTGAGCTGGTCGCATCTGCTGCAGCGGGTTCGGTGAGCTGGGGACCGTGTAGGTGTTGCCATCAGAACCCATCGCCTGACGCGTCTGCCCAGGCGGTGTGTAGCCGGGAGGGATCGGAGGCAACGGCAGTGCTTCGGACTGCTGCTGTCTCGGAGGATTTGCACCCTGCTGCTGCGGCTCAGGCTCATCGCCGTAGCCGCCTTCAAAGTTTGGCTGCTGGCTCTGCTGCGTTGGTTCAGTGACCGGCTCAGGCGGGGGCGGCAGCTTGCCGAAAGTCGGCAGCGTCGTGCCTTGCGAGCCCAGGCCTTTGTCGAACCCATAGCGGCTGTAGGTGTAGCCCAGGCGCCCCAGCTCATTCTCGATCTGCTGCTTGACCGTGCTCGCGTCGGTCAGCTCGGTCTGTGCTTTTGTGTAGCCGACGTCGGCCTGTGTCTTCTGCGCGTTGAAATACTGCTGCAGAGAGTTGAACGGTTCGACCCGCCGACCCTGCAGTGGAACCCATAGAGCGCCGCTCATTTATTCACCGTATTGCGAAGACGAGTAGCCACCCTGGCCACCCCACGTGAACCCAGGCGCCGTCTGACCAGCGGTCATGTCGTAACCAGCAAGGCTGCCCTGATATGTCGGCACGGTCGTGCCGTTACCGCTCGGCGTTGGGTCATAGCTGCTCTTGGTCAGGCTGTCGTAGAGATTGCCTGCGCCTTGAATGAGCGGTGCCACACCACCCAGCGCATCGTTCGTCTGGTTGGCTTTGCCCATCGTGCCGGCGGCGTTGCTGATGCCCATACCGGTGTAGCCGCGCATCATGTCCTGGCCGAGGTTTGTGCCGGCGGATGCGATGTTCTGCGACGCAGTCATGCCACCGCCTGCAAGGCCGCTGAGGCCCTGCAGGTAGGTCTGGAAATTCTTAGACGCGTAGTCCTGCGCATAGCTCTGCAGCGCATTGAGCTGGCCGCCTGACAGGTTGAGACCGCGGCGCGCCGCCTGTCGGTTCAGCGTGTCGAGCGATTGTTGCAGGGGAAACTGGTAGAACGGGGTGTTCTGATAATTCTGGTAGGCCTTCGCCGCGCCGCCCCCAGGCGCGAGCCCGTAGAATTGCGCGATGCTCTGCAGGGCGTTCTGACCCTGCTGGATGTATGGCGCGAAGTTGGATTTCGCCTCGTTGTAGACGCCCTGCTCGAAACCGATGCCCTGGCTGATCGCCTGGGCCTGCTGTGCGCCCGCCGCTTTCGAAGCGTTGCCACCCATGATGCCACCGGCAAGCTGGGTGCCCGCACCGACAATGCCGACGATAGCCCCAACGGTTCCAACCATCAGTCCAGGGCCTTTCGCCATTGGGTTTCGACACAGACCGCGCCCAGGCGCTGCATGATGCTGCCGACGCGCCCGTCTTTGACGTGGTTCTTCACCCGCGTTTCCATGACGTGGACACCGCGCTGACGCAGCACATCCTCTGCGCTGCGAAACAGCTGCACACCGACCCAGCCGCGGCGATAGAACGGCATCAGGTAGAACACGTCGGCCACACCGAGCCGCCGGCCGCGGTAGTGCATCGACGGGACGATCATGTAGACCGCGTAGCCAATCAGCCGGATGCCAGCTCGCGCTGTGACACAGACGGCGAGGTCCAGAGCTTCGAACTTCTCGTAGATCTCCCAGTCGACATCGAGCGGGCACGATGGGTCGACGTTGGCCTCGAGCCAGTGCGCCTTGAACAGGAACGAGCCTTCGTCACGCAGATCGCTGAAGCGCTCTTCGCGGAACTGGACATCGTCCATCGCCGCCAGGATGGGGCTCATCGCGTTCATGGCCGGAACAGATCCATGACCATGTGCACCCGCGGCTCGCGACCCATGTTGACGACGCTGTGCGGCGAGTGCTTGTCGAACCACCAGACGTCGCCCGGCTCGAGATGAGCGAACTCACCATTGATGTGCACGATGCAGTCGGGGTTGGTGGTGATGGGTAGGTGATAGCGCTCGGTCGCCTCGGCATAGCCGCCCTCGTCGCGGTGCTCGGCGATGCGCGACCGCGGCGCCAGCTCGATCAGCATCACGCGTGCGACCCGATCGCCGGCATCCAGCTCAGCGGCCATCGAGGATGCCAGCTTGGCGAACGGATAAACCTGCAGCAACGCCGGCTGGTCGACGACCTCGAGCGACTCGAGCACCGAGTCGAGCGTGATTTCCTGCGGCATTCGGAGATAGATCGTCCGAGTCGCACCGTGCGGTGACTGGGGATGGTCCTGGCGCCACGTCGAGTCGTCGAACCGCTCGCGGTGCTCGGTGAGCGCCGGCAGAAACCACGCGATGTCGACATGCCCGATCAGCTTGAGATGCTTGCGCGGGTGCGGAAGGTAAGTCGTCATGCCTGGATCATCCCGCCGGCCGACATGACCAGGGCATTGGAAGCCGAGGCGACAGCGCTGATGAAGTCGCCCGTGTTCAGCACCTTGCCGATCTCGTTTGGCGACACCCAGGTCTGCCCTGGCTGGATGCTCTGTGTCTGGGTGGTGGTGTTGCCGGTGCTCGCACTGCCACCGTTGGCGACGAGGTGGATGGTCACTGTGCGTGCGACGCTGTCGACGTTGGTCACGGTGAGCGCATCGATGCGCGTCGTCGTGTTCGTCCCGCTCGTATACATCGTCGTGTTGGCGTTCGGGATGAAGGCCGCGGCTACGAGTTGCTGGAGATAGAACGCCATCCGACTCTCTGGTGGTGGTGCAGCTCTATCTCGCCTGGGCGCGGCCCTGGCTGTTCAAATCGTTACAGCACAGTGCAGCTCGCGCGCAACTACGGCGTCAGGAAGGTGACCCGCAGCGCGATCTTGGGATTACCGTTGACCTGGGCGATCGAAAACTTCGCTGGCAGGCCTGGGATCATCTCAGCGAGCACTTTTGCGATTGCCTGCTGGTTCAGACTGAAGGTGAGCTTGCCTCCAGACAGCGTCGCTTCATCAGGCGACAGCGCCGGCATGTGCTCAGCAATCAGCTTGTCGGCCTCGTCCTTGGTGAACTCTACGACCGTCGTGCTGATGACGCGGGTGTTGGGCATGATCAGACCCGCTTTACGACATTTCCGGCGCCGGTATCGACCCACAATGCATTTGCAGGTAGCCCCGCTGCACTGGTCGGCCAATTAACCGCCAGGACGACACCTTGGGTTCCGGTCGCTGTGCCGATCTCCAGCGCGATGTCGCCGCTGTTGCCGCCGGTCGCATCGCCGGTCTTGAGACCGATGTTGCCGCTGTTGCCAGCGCCAGCAACGCCTGTGCTGATGCCGATAAGCCCCGACGACCCAGCTGCGGCATCGCCGGTATAGACCGCCGTTGCGCCGGTTGTGCCAGTGGCACTGTTGCCCGTCCCCAGAAACGCTTCGCCGCTGTCGCCCGTTCCGCTGGTCACGTCACCACTAAAAGCAGACACAGCGCCGCTGTTGCCGTCTGAGGTGTTCCCGGTCGACAGGGAGGTTTCGCCGCTGTTGCCTGTGGTCGCGACACCGCTGAAAACGTCAACGGCGTCAGTATTGGCGCCGGTCGCAGCGACACTGCAAATTTCCAGAGGAAAATTTTGGACGTTCGTGATTAGCGGCGCATCGAGCACGATATTGCCGCGCGTGCCGGATGGCGCTGCGCCGGTTGCAATGTTGATGGCTCCGCTATCGCCTGACGATGCGCCGCCACTGCCGCTAGTGATCGCAACCGTGCCGCCGTTACCCGCGTTTGTAGCATTGCCCGCACCGAAGGAAGCAGCGCCGCCATCACCACTTATGGCACCACCTGTGCCAGCGAAGATGTTGATCGAGCCACCAGCGCCCGTGTCGCCGCCGCCGCCGGCGAAATGGTTGAGATTGCCGCCAGAGCCCGAACCGTCGCCAAATCCACTCAGAAGTGTGACGTTTTCAGCCGTGGCATTGCTTGTCGGGAATGCGCTGCCGCCCTCGAAACTGATGGGGAAACCCGACGGTGTTCCCGCGGTGCCGTCTAGCGGATTTGTCCCGACATAAGACAACCAAGCCACAATCAGCGTGTAGAGCGTTGCCAGGGTGATGCTGTCGTTGTCGCTGCCGGTCACGATAGGCAGCAGCTCAGCGCCGGTCGGCGGCAGCGTTAGATCGAACGCCGGCATGCTCGAGATCTTTTCCGGTATGCTGCCGTTCTCGAGCTGGATGAAGTCGGCCGCCCCAGGCCAGCGCACAGGAGCTGGAGGGAATGGCATCTCCGTCCCACGTTGGAACGTAAACGGTGCCGCAGGAGGTGGGGGCGGCGGCGCAGGCTGGCTGTTGAGGAAGATCTGCACCCAGCCCTCGAGGTCATCGATGTCCTGCTGGATCTCGAGCAGCTCAGCATTGATCTGGGTCAGATCAGCATCGACCTCGGTGATCGCGATCGTGTTCTCGTTCACCTGAGTGATGGTGGTGTCGACGTTGGTGATCGTGGTGCCCAGGCCGCGGTTCACCCGCTGCATCCACTGATACATTTCGAATGTCGCGCCGCCGGTTCTGGGATCGATGATCGGCCTGTCGCCGTATGGGATTACGAGCCGCGGCGTGCTTGCCGGCGTGATCTGACCTGACACTTACTCGTCCAGTCCCTTCGACACATCCTGATAGATGCCGACGATGTTCCTGCGCACCGGGTCCGTGATCTCCAGGCGGATCTCCCGCTGCCGGAACATCCCCATCTTCAACCAGCGGAGCCGCTTCCGATATTCGCCGATCTTGCCCATCGATCGCCACTTCGTCAGCAGGCTGAACGTGCGACCGCCATCGTCGCTGACGCTAAGCCGGATCTGCGGATCGGAGCCCTGCGGTGTGTTCGGAGCTGGAGCCTCGATGGTGTAGCGACCGCATGGCGGGATCGAGCCGGCGAACAGCTGCAGCGATCCATCGGCGATCGTGAACGAGCCACCGTTGCCGTAGTTGGTAGCGAAGTGATCGGGCAGCGGATCCCCAGGCGGAACGTGCAGGAAGATGGGCGGCTGGCTGCTGAACGGTCGCTCGCCATTGTCGCCGAGGAACTGGGTCGAGCCGTCGACCCCGATGAACTTGCGGCGGTTGGACGAGGCGCTGAGATCGACGAACTCGGTCGTTGGCCCATACCAGAGATCACCGACACCAGTGATCTGGTTGCCGACCGGCGGGGTGAAGCCGAAGGTGATGGCGAAGCGCAGGACCGCATTGGGCTCGTAGGAGAACCACGTGGCCGGCGGCGAGGATGCCAGCACCACAGAGAACGCGCCGAAGTAGTTGTGATACTGGTTCGGGGCCGCAAACGGGAAATTTGACCCGATGAAGATGCCACCATCGTGGTCAGCGCCGGCATAGTCGCCTGGGCTCAGTGTGTTGACGAACGACGCATAGTCGAGGCCTGGATATTTCCGGCCGATGCCTGCGCCGAAGAAGTTTGAGAGCGCGCCGTGCGCGTCGTAGTGGACCTCGAAATAGTAGCTGCCGCTCGTCTTCCCATCCGCATCCGGCACCTGCACCTGGGTGGGGCCGAAGCTGCTGGTCTGCGCGAAGGTCCGGTTGTTGTTCGACAGCGTGCCGGTGCCCAGTAGCTTCGCTGGATCAAACGCAGTGAAGCCGCCGGTCCCGCTCCCAGGCCACCCCGCGGTGTATCCAGTGGGCACGGTGTAGGCGAACGGAGCGTTGCCGAAGTTGGCTGTCTGCCGGCCGCCACCGCTGATGCTGATGATCGGAAAGAGCGCATTGACGCCGACCGCGGTCAGATCAACGCCACCAGCTCCGGTCTCAGGGTTTGCTGATGCGTCGCCGTTCCACGGGCCGCCGCTGACACTGACCCAGGCGAGGATCGTCATGTCACACCACCGACACCACCCAGGCGCCGCCCTCGGCGACCGGGTTTGACGATGACCACGTCAGCGCTGTCGGGGTCAGCTCGCTCTCGACCAGATCGCCAGCGACCAGGGTGTTGGCCCATACCTGCAGCCGCTGCGTCGCGGTGCCGATGCTGATCATCACGTTGACCCAGTCGTCCCATGTGGCGAAGTCATATGTGCCCTCGACGATGGTCGCGGCGAAAGCATCCTTTGCTGTGACGGTGAGCTGGGGCGTGCCAGTGCCGTCGTTCTGGATCTGCAGCGTGAAGCCATCGTTGGTCAGGTTCATGCCAGTGGCATCGGCACCCGCCAGATTGATCCACACCGAGAACATGGCGTTGACGTAATTCGCAGCGAGCCCAGGCAGCGGGCTTGCCGACGTCAGTGTGGTTGGCTTCGTGATGACGACCGGGTTGAGGCAATACTGCAGCGACTCGAGCTGGGGGCCCTCGGTCAGACCGATGCCACTTTCCACGTCCAGCTCGAAGCGCTTCATGAAGCATCTGTGGCGGTCGGAGTGGATGGGTGGCCCATCCAGCAGACCGCGCATGGTCGCGCCCCATTCGGTGAAATCGTTGAAGTTGATCTGCCCGATCTGCCCAGTGACGCTGTCGCCGACGAGGATGCGATCGTAAGCCGCGAGCACGCAGTTGACCCGCCAGCGGCCGATCGTCGTGTCGAGATTAGTGCCGAGCCAGCTCTCGCGCCGATGCCAGCGCTTCGTCGCCAGATCCAGCACCCAGGTGCGCTGCGCGGTGGGGAAAGTCAGGTGGATCTGCTTGTGGCCGAACACCGTATAGACGCATGCCTGACAGTCGGTGAGCGTCTGGTAGGTGTTCCACTCGTTCTCGACCGCATGGTTGCTGTAGCGCTCGGGAGCGAAGCCATTCAGCCGGTAATAGACCGCGTCATCGCCCAGGAAGAAGACGGTGTTATCCTCGAGGATGATGCTGAATGGCGAGAGGGTGCCGCGCTGGATGATCGCGCCATCGCTTCTCTGGAACGGGAACTCAGGCGCGGGATTGCCGGCATCGAACCAGACCTCCGTGCGGAGCTGCCCGAACAAGAACAGCTGCTCATGACTGTTGGCGATGCCCAGCAGCAGATCGGATGTCGCCTCCTTGCTGGCGAACATCGCACCATCGAACGGGGTCACACCGAACAGCGGTGACAGGAAAAACTGCTTCGTGCCGTTGCGAACGAAACAAAAATACCCGTCGAAATATGTGACCGTGTTCGACGGATAGAAGTTTGGGTCGGTGATCTGAGTAACCGAGCCGCCTTCCTGCCAATACCAGCCAGTCGATCCATCGACCCAGCACAGCTGGATGCCATTGTTGTCGATGGAGATCGGCGTATTGGCGAGATGCGAGCCGAGATCCTTAACCGTGCCGTCCGGATTTATTTGCCAGAGGTGCCGGTTGCCCACCGCATACACGATGCCATTCATCATGTTCAGCGCGCGGATCGAGCTGTCGGACGTCAGCGCGAATGGCGAGATGCCGGGCGAGCCCCAGATGCCGACCGGTGACTTACTGCGCGCGTCCTGCAGCTCCATCTCGGGGAAGAAGTTAATGCACTGGGCCCCGTTGAGCGGCTTGCTGTGGGCTGTGTATGCCTGGGCGACGAAGTCTAGAACCTGGGCCATTACGTCCGTGACGATGGGGTCTGTGACACCCCGAACATAACGGCCTCGGGTTCGCGGTCCCACATTTTCGATGTCTCAAGTTTCTCTTCCGCCATCATCTTGAGCATCTGAAACCTGGGCGGCGTGCAGTCGTATTCGGGCGCCAGCTCGACCGCGAGATTGTATCTCAGGGTGGAGATCCATTCCTGCGGCAGATCCGCGTAATCCGCCTGGGTGCTGAAATCCTGCAGGGGCCGCTGCGCAGTGAACTTGATCGCATTTTGATTGTTGCTCGGAGCCGGCCAGACGAAGAATTGTCCCGCCCCAGGCGTCGGGCTGTAAGGCACAATCCACGTGCCGCTGCTGATGCTGGGATCGTAGAACCACTGCGTCGGGATCCCTGGCGTAGTCTTGTTGGGCACGTTGGCGTAGTCGATCCTGCTCATCGCCATCAGCGGAACTTCGATCGGCGTGCCATCACCCGCGGCATACTGGTAGCGGCGAGCTGCCATCACCCGCAGTGGCCGCGTGACCGTGCTTCCACCATAGCTCACGACCTGGGCGCCTGAGCTGGCCTGCGATGGCAGCGGATCGTCGAGGAACACCGTGCTGCCGCTGACCGAGGCGACCGTCGTCCAGAACGTGGTGCCGGCGTCGAGCCAAATGCCGATGATGGCAGTGCCAGTAACCGCGAAGGCCGGATTGACCGGCGCGATCACCGCATCACCGATGACGATCGACGTTGCAGCCGCAGCCGCGTCGGCTGTCAGCGCATACTGTGCCCAGGCGAAGCTTTGCGCGTAGTGGTCAGTCGTGACGCCGAGCGTCGTGTCATTGCCGATGACATAGCGGGTCTGTTCTGGCTGCAGGAACAAGGTCACATCCAGCTCGCTCCACACGTGGATGCCGGTGCTCTGCCAGTGCTTCGTCAGCGCATTGAGAGCCTCGAGGCTGTCCTGATATTCGTCGGCCTCAACCGTCTCGCCGGTCTGGATCGCACCGAGCAGCCGCAGCGCGCCGCTGATGATCAGATAGGTGTTGAGGTTCCAGGCGTATGTGCCGGTGGTCGTCTGGACTGCCATCAGCTCCTCACTGGATCAGCCGCGAATGGCTGAGCGGCGCATCGGCCGTCAATGCCGTTCCGACAGTGTTGTAATATGGCTGGTTGGTCGCGTTTCCGAAGCTGAGGCTGCTCTGGGTCGAGGTGAACGTCTGGTAGATGACGTAAGCGTTGGAGAAATTGAGCCCGCCAGCGTTGGTGATGTTCGCGCACGCTGTGGCGCCTGCGCTGAGGCTCGTGCCACCCATGTTCGCCGAGGTCTGACCGCTCGCCACCACCATCGTGCTGTGCGCCAAGCTGGTGGACAGCGTCACCCGCATGTCGGATGTGCTGTTGGTGCTGTTCGTCTCAGTGGTGGGCGGCGTAGCGCCTGGGTCGAAAGCATTGCTGGTGTTGATGCCAGAGAAGCTGCAGTAGGCGGCCGACGAATTTTGAATTGTCTGGTCGCTGGTGACAGTGATCGTGCAGGACAGGTTCGACGCAGATTGCGCATACCACGCGTAAATGCCGGTGCCCTTGGACGAGTTGTTGTTGAACTGTGCCGGCGTGCCCAGTGCGTTCCAGCTCAGCGAACAGCCAGAAATCGACAGCGTCGGGTTGGTCGTGCCAGTCGCGCGCACCGCTGCTGAGACGATGAGGATCTCGGGGTTCGCCGCGGTGGTGACCGAGATCGTGGTCGTGGTGCCAGATGTCGCGCTTCCGGTCGCGTGGCCATCGAGCGCCGGCTGCGACCGCGCAGCGACCGACAGCAGTAGCAGGCCGGCGAGGAGGGCGAGCGCTTTCAGCATCAGTTGAGACTGTGGGTGAAGACCAAGCACACGTATGCGGTGTTCACGGTGCCGCTCGGTGAGCTGGTGACGATGGAGATCTGATCATTCGCGCTGCCGGTGTTCGCGCCGGTCGAGGCAGTATTGGTGTTGCTGGTGCCGCTCACCGACACCGCGCTGAGGCTGGTGATATCCGTGCCATTGATCTTCGCCGCGACGGTGAAGCTGCCGCCACCTGAGACCGCGGTCTGCATCGTGGTGACGGTGTAGGACGTCCAAGGGACCGCGAACTTCACCGTCTGAGCTGTGACCGCGAGCGTGCTGTCCCAGGTCAGACACTTATTGTCGGTGATGGTGCCTGAGATGTCGGTGGTCGCGAGCTGGCCGACAGTGAAAGCGCCGCCGGAAGAGGTCTGTTTGACCACCTGGGACGTGCCGCCGGTCGCGCTGAAGTTTGTCGTGCCGGCAGGGAAAGTCAGGGTATTCGACCCGGCGGCTGCCGCTGCCTTGAGCGTGACTGTGCCTGACGATGAGCCCTTGAGCGCGAGATCGCCATCGTTGAAACTTTGGACACCAGACCACGTGTTCGTCCCGTTCAAGAGCGGGATGGTGGCGCCAGACGTCCCTGTGGCCGTGCTGCAGCCTGTGGCTCCGTTGGACAGATCACCGCAGGCAATCGTCGTGGAGCCGCCCAGCGACACGCTGTGGCCCGCCACGGTGATGCTGCTGTTGGCGAGGTCAGCGTTGGTGACCAACCCGGTCGCAGTGAACGAGCCGGTGGCCGTTAGATTGGGGATGCTGGTGCCAGCCGACGTCGAGCTGATCGCCGCGGTGCCGCCGACGATGCTGTAGGTGTGCGTGCTGTCGCCGCCGAAGCCCGTGTTTGATGTGCCGCGCTGCGGGAGAAACACCGGCACAGTGGATGACGACACATCCGCCGAAATCTGAGCTGTGGTGTCCAGCACAGTGTTCATGACGAGCCCGGTCGTCTGCGAGCCCCAGGTGACCGTTGATGGCGGCTTTGGATGCCGCACCCATACGCCAGCAGCATTGCTGTTTTGGAGCAGCTCGACCTCGACCACACCGCCCCCAGGCGCAGCGTAGATCGGCGTCGAGCTGGCATCGTTGATGGTCAGCGTGCCGCTGCTGTTGTTGTTGAAGATGAACGAGGGGCCGAGCGACATCGTGGTCGCATCGGGCAGCTGGAACGTCTGGTTGGCGCTGCCGGTCAGGATTTGATACTGCGCGGAAGCAGCCGTCAGGGTGGTGGTGCCGCCGGCCGAGCCGGTCGACGCCGTGTTCATGAAATTGATGTTGGCGAGCAGGTTCGCGTTGGCGTCGCGCTGCGCCAGCGACGTTGCTGTAGCGCCAGTCGCGACCACCAGCTCACCGAGCACACCAGCATTGTCGTAGAGCGCCCGGCCGCTGGAGCCGCCGCTGATCGTCGTGCTGCCGACCGTCAGTGAGGATGCAGCGGCAGACACCGTGCAGGACGCACCCAGCGTGCAGGTCTGACCGTTGACGGTCGTGGCGCTGAAAGCGAGCGCCGCATTGGGGACTGCCTCGTAGGTGACAGTATTGCTGCTGGTGACCACCGGCACGGTGTTGGTGCTCGGCGATGCCGGATAGGTGACGCCATGGACCTTGCCGACAGTGACCACGAGCGTGTTTGACGTGGTCGCATCACCCGACAGGTTGCCGTTGGTGATTGAGCTGGCACCACTGAACTGCGTCAGATTGCCTGATGCCGGCGACCCGGTGGTGGTGACAGTGCCAGAGCTGGTGCTGAACGGCCCGTGCGCACTGCCGTTGTAATAGCAGTAGAGCCCGGTGTTGGTCTGGCTCCAGCACAAGCCCTCCGCTGTGGTCGCTGGAGTGCCGCTCTGCGGGTTGAAGATGACCCCGCTGTATCTGGGCGTCGGAGGGATCTGCGCCTGTGCAGCGAGCCCCAGCGCCAACAGCGCAAGGGTTAGGAGGAGCCTACGCAATGCCGATCTCCCCACCGTTGTTATACAGCTGGTTTGCTACGCTCGCGGATGCCGGAAGCTGGCCGCCGCCATTGGCGAGCAGGTAGCCCTGGCTCACCTCGTTGAAGAACAGCTCGAGCGTGCCTGGGCCAACGCCTGGGACGATGCCGACCGTGCCGCCAGTGTCATACACAGCGCCTGGGACTGCTGAGCTGGTGGGCAATGAGCTGGGGTAGATGATCCCGAGCACGCCCCCGTTGTTATAGAAGCCGGTCACCTGAGCTGGGCCGTGCTGGTAGAAGAGCAGCGTGTTCTCCAGCGGATCCCCGTAGAGCGTGCCGACAGAGAACGGCAGCGGGGTGCCCAGGAAGATCTGCTGACCGCTGATGCCGCCGATCGAAGTCAGGAAGTTTTCGCCTGAGTCCAACATCAGGAACGCGTTGTCGTTGATGCGCCAGCCCGCCGTGCTCGCGACAGTGATGATGCTGGTGCCTCGAGCGCTCGGCGCAGTGACGTATGTCGCCAGGATGACGAACTGGTTCTGCTGCCGCGGCCGGGCATCGGTGACTGTCTGATCATCGACGACACCGCGGACGAAATCCTGCGGCTGCTGAACTTCGAACCGCTCTGGTGCGACGATGAGGCCCCCGGTTTGACCACCGGGGATCTTCATCGACCGCGATGCGCGGATCTTAAAGCCAGAGAGATCGTCGAGCTGGTAATGGTCTCCTGGGTTATACCAGAGCTGGTCGGCCATGTTGGGTCACCCTCATCATGCCTGTGGGATGCCCTTGTTCAGCTTCATGATGATCGAGTAGGTGGCGCCCGCTGCAGCACCGATCGTCGTGAAGAGAATGCTGCCGGTCGCACCAGCGCTGTTGGGGTTCTTCAGTCCCTGGAAGCCACCGCGCCGATCCAAGAAGATGAACGGTCCAGCACCAGCGCCGCTCGCGATCCACATATCGTCGTTGGCGGTCGCTTCCCACATGATGCGCACCGCCATGGTGCGGACGTCATACTCGAGCGCCACGACCTCGAGGTGGACGCCAGGGTAAAAGGTTTGACCTTGCACCGTGACGCCCAGAGGCCCTGTGCTCGTGGCGTTGACCTTGACGACACCGGTCTCGCCACCCCCATCGCTGACGTTGGTGAACTTGTAGACGGCCCACTTCGGCCCGTTGTCGAGCAGCTGGCTGGTGACTGCGTCTGCCACGAGGGCTCCTCCTACGAGGGTGACGCAGCGACCGCGATGCCACCGTCGTGCGCAGTCGGCGCCGCCATGTTGATGACCAAGCAACCGCTCGCGCTGGTTTCCCAGTGGGTGAACCCGAAGCCGGTGCAGCCATCGAGGATCACGTATCCGCCGGCCGCGCTGTTGATGTTCATGCACTGCGTCATCGCGGTGCCGCTGCTCTTCGTCGCGCTGTTGAAGATGCAGTCGCGCATTTCGAGGTAGCGATCGATGCCCGATGCGCCGATGAGCAGGTGCGATCCGCCAGCGCCACCAGCTGCCAGATCTGCCTCGAAATCGCAGCCTTCGAAGCTGATACGCGGCGCACCGCCGGCGATCTCCACCGTGTAGTTGGTCGCGCCACGCTGGATGGTGTCGACGCCGAACACGCAGTCTCGGAACGTGCTCTCTCCCGTGCTGGTGTTCATCTTGAACGCGCGCGCACCGGTCTGATTGCTGGTGCCGGTGGAGGCAGTGCCATCACCGAAGCCCAGGAACTCGACGAGGTTATAGCTGTTGCGCCCACCGGTATCCTGCCAGCAGATCGGGCTGGTCGAGCCAGTGACTGCGAAGCCGTAGAAGGTGCCGATGTTCTGGAAGATGCAGCCGTTGCCCGTGACGCTCACCAGGGGCCCGTAAGCCGTCGAGCCGGTCACAGATAGCCGGGCCCGCTTGCCGCGCTTCAGCGGTGCGCAGAGGCCGACCAGATGGGTGTTGTTCTTCGACCACGCGATCGTGGCGGTCGGGTGCACGGTGCCGGTCATGAAGATGACGTCGTTGGCGCCTGACGTGCACTGCGCGAGCGCCTGCTCGAGCGTGTTGAACGGATCCTGTGCAGTGCCCGACCCGGCGCTCACGCCTGCGGTGGTGCGCTCCTGCACGAAGAGATATTTGCTGGGGAACGGCGGCACCATCGATGCGCCGAACGTGGGGATGCCGAGCGAAGTGATACCGTTCGGAAAGTTGGTGAACGCCATCGGTCAGATCTCCTGAGTGTGCCCGCCAGAGTCGCGCTGGCGCTTACCCGCCTCGGGACACGGTGATCGGCAGCGACCCGAGCCTCGAGCCGCTGCCCCGCGGGCTATACGCCCTGGTTGCCGTAGATCCCGCGCCAATCTGCCCAGTAGCCGCTGTAACGCTCGTAGCAGGCTGCCTTGGCATTTTTTGTGTCAAAATCATTGTCCTGATCGAACGAGATTGCATCGCGCTCGAAATAGGTCAGTGAGTTGGGCACGTTGGTGCGGATGAAGTATGCGGTCGCCGAGCTGAAGTAATGGTTGACCTTGATCCCGCGCGGGAAGGTGCCAGTGGCCCTCAGCACATTGATCGCGTTGTTCGCGGTATCATTCTGCAGCACAGAATTATACACGCGGTTGGACTCGAAGAAGAGCTGCGGCGGCACATGCAACGACATGGGCAGACCGCTGATGCGCATGCCCCTGTTGTTCTGCATCTGCATGATCTGCACCGTCAGGTTCTCGAGCGAGACCTCCGACAGATCTGCCGCGGTGCCCAGGTTTGACTGGGAGCCCGACATCGTCGGATGCGACGCTGAGATCAGCGGCTGACCATCACCACCGAGCGCGCTGGCACTGAAGGCAAGATTGTAGACGCCAGCGAGCACGTTTTCCTTCGTCTGCCGCATCGAGAACGCCAACTGCGATGCGCGGCGGCGAGACACCACGTCATAGAGATCGTCGCGCAGCTCTTCGTAGGTCACGATGTAGCCCAACGCGTAGGCCACGTGCGTGAACCGCGAGATGCTGCCCTGCGCCTCGATGTCGTAGAAGATCTGCTGACCTTGCGGCTTGACCGGCGCGAGACCGAAGCCGGTGATCTCGACCTCTTCCTCGTATGCCTTGTCGCTGGTCTGCTTGTCGAACAGATCCAAGAACTCTGTCGGGTGTTCGTCGTAGCTTCGACCCCACCACGCACGGATCCCAGGCCATAGCGCCTTCGGATGCGTCCCAGTCGTAATGACTGCCATCTGCGCGGCTCCTTATGTGCCGCCAGAGGCGGGGTTGGTGAACGCGGACACACCCTCGTTGATCTTCACCAGCCACTTGGCGAAGTTGCCAATGCTGTTGTCGATCTCTTGGAGGGCCTGGATGATGCGCACCTGTTTGGTGGCATCAGAGCCGCCGCTGCCAACGGTGGAGCTATCCAGCAGCCAACCGGATTGCGAAGTGAACGTGCTGCCTGCACCAGCGATCAGGTTCGCGTTCGCGCTCGAGGCAGCATCTGAGGTGATGTTGCCACCGACGCTGTCCTCCTGCACCGCGTAGAGCAGGAACGGGTCGTCAGACACGTAGATGTAGGCCGCCTGGGCCGCCGCGAGATACGGCGTCTGCGACTGCAGCAACGTGATGACGCTCTCGCCTGCGTTGTTCGCGATACCAAGGAACGCACCGAGGATCTGATGCCCGGCGCCGCCTGTCGCGATCTCTGCAGTGGGCACACCGTTGCCATCAGATGAGCTGGCAACGAGGTTGACGGGATCGCCGAGGTAGAGCGCGGTGCTGTTGCCTACGGGGACGTAGTAGACGCGAACTGCGCCATTGTATGGCGCCCCCGACATATAGGCATACGGCCGCAACCCATACGGCGTGTTGGGGTTCGCCATGCGGCGAGCACTCCACGTATGCGGCAGTGCGCGCCTGGAGCACGCAGACTGCGCTGGGTTTTAAGGAGAGGGTTCTCTACTCAGCACCCGGCGCAGTGCGGCCTGGGCGGATATTACCTGCGGTATGACTCTCGGATGGAGATGTCACCCTTGCTGCTGCCAGCATATCTTGCGGCACCATCAGCGCCGCCTGGGCGTTCAAATTCGCCCCGCTTTATCTGTCGCATCAGCTCAAGAACAACGTTCTCTTGAGCCGCCATGTCGTCCTGATACCACTGCAACGGAATTTCTCGCAAGTATGCTGTGAGCGGGCCGCCGCCGCGCGAGATGCCGACAACGCAGTGCACCGGCTTGCCGTGTTCGTCGTTGACCTGGGAGTAGCCGGCTTCCTCCGCGCGCGCGAGCCGGCCTGGGTCGTCATTGAACCAGTGGCGATGGTAGCCGGGCCTGTCTGGGAATTGCAGCTTCTGCTCGAGGGAGCCGAACGGTTTGCGGTTGCGCCTGCGCTTCTCCAGCTCATCGACCTCAAGCTGGTCCTCGGGATCCGTCGTTGTCCCGGCGCTGATCGCCTGGGCGGCAGCGAAATGCTCGGGTGCGATCCGGCGACGCTGCGCAGCTGCTGCAGCGTGCTCGTTCAAGGGGACGCGGTCACTCATTGTGGTTCTCTACCTCGGCACTGGTCTTGATCGGTGCGTTGAACAGTCCTGACAGTGCAACCCGAATGGCAGAGCGGTAGCGCTGCACATCTCTGCTGGGAGCTGGCACCAGCTCGCCGGTTTCGTTCTTGCACCATGACGCGACATGCCAGAGCTGCATCACCGCGTTCTCGAAAGCGTCTCGATCAGCGATTAGCGCCATCACGAGACCCCATCATCGACGGGGAACTGGTCCCAGTAATACTCGGCGAACTCTTCGCGGGTCAGCTCCTTGCCCTTGCCATGCAGGACGCGCTTCTCCTTCTCGTATTGCTTCTGCACCTCGAGCGGCATCGCGGCGAACGTCCGCGGCTGCACGCGAGTCGAAACGCCAGCGCTCTGCGATCGGGCGACAGCGGCCGGCGCATCGCGGCGAGACGGAGCTGAGCTGCCGGCATCTTGGACAAATAGGGGCATGACGCGTTTCTTGACCTCCGCGAGCTGTTCCTCGAGGGACGTCCTCGGCCGTTCAGCCCTCACGCGATTTAAGGTCACCACTGCCATGTCCCAGGCGGCCGGGTTCTGGGTCACCCACGGATTGTCGTCGACCCAGTCGACCACGATCGGATCCGGTGTGTTTTGCTGCTGCTGCGGCTGTGGTGCGGGCTGCTGAACACGCTGCTCGAGCAGCGGATCCGGTCCCATATCGCGTATCTGCTCATCGACCCGAGCGACCGCCACGGGATCCGCATTGCGCACAGCTTCAGCCTTCTGGGCCTCCAGCTCACGCATCGCCCGCTTGTAGCCGATCTGCTCAGCGCGGCGCGTGCGCTCGATCTGCTGCGCCATCATGTCGCGCATCTCGGAGATCTGGCCTTGCTGCTCCTGTATGCGCTTCTCAAGAGCGGCGTTGCGCTCTCGCTGCACTGGGATGATGCGCTCGCCACGCTCGACGAACGTCTTGGCATCTACCCATCTATAGTCGGGGCCCGTCCACTCATTGCGCGGGCGCCAGCCCATGCCCCTCGCGCGGGCTTCGAAGTCTTCGCCGTTTGTCTGCTGTGCGGGGTCCGGAGGCGGTGCGCCTGTGCCGCCTTCTACGCCCGTCTGCTCTGCTGTGCCTGACATTTACTTGCGCGGTCCTATCTGTAGCTGATAGCTGTGTAGGTGCCGCAGACGCGGTGGACGTTTCCCCAAATCCCAGGTTAACCCGCGGGGCGGCTCTCCCAGGCCGCCCCGTTCTCATTCAGCTATAGCGCTGAGCCTCTGTGCTTCGACCATCTTCGCCAGGGCATCAGGCTGCGCGACAGCACCGACGCAGCTTTGCGACATCAAGCGATATGTCTTGCCATCGATGCCTTGCAGCAGCTGCCCGCTGTAGCGGGAGACGTATACACGGTCCCCAGGCTCTGGCCGCCGGCCGACCCATTTGCGCGTCGCTTCGTCATTGTAGACGAACGCGCACGGGCCAAGCGCTACGATCGTGCCGGTCTCTGCAGCAGCTGTCTGCCGTTCCACAGCGACGGTCGGGATCATGATGCTGCCGACGTGGTCGTGGTGCTCATCCATCAGCACCAGCACCTTGTCATCCAGCGGGTCGTAGCCGCTTTCGTTGGCTCCGCTCCAGGCCTCGACGACATACTCGCGCTGATCTCCGGTGATCAGCCTACCTTCCATCATCTGGTTCGGTCTCCTTTGGATCCTCGTGGCCGTAAAATTCGCAGAGGGTCGGCCATCGCAGGTTCACTATGTCGTTGAAGGTGACGAATTGACCGCGAAAGCGCTGCGCCTCTGGCTCGGTCAGAGCCCCGTCGACAAACAGCTTGAACGCGTCGCGGTAGGTAAAGTCGCGGTAATCAGCCAGGAACTGGAGCACCACCTTGGAGACCGGGTGGTGACGCCATGCCTGGAAATCCGACTCGCGGAATTGCTGGAGGCCCTGCAGCCGGGAGTCCAAGTCCTCCTGCTCCATTATGCGGGCCGGGGGTGTCAATGGAGATGTCTTCGACGTCGCGTCCCTCCTCGGTCTCTGGAGCCATGATGTTCAGCAAGTCGATCTGGTGCTTGAGAACAGCGAGGTGCTGCTCATACCAGCGCTGATCGACCTCGGCGTCGGCCTTCTTGGCGTTCGCCAAATTCAAGATTGCCTGCGAGAGCTTCTGGATCTCCTCGGCCTTATCCTTGCCGCGGCGGATCGACAGCTCGGCCTCTTCCTTCGCGGCGCGGATGCGCAGCTCTTCCTGGCGCAGATCCACCATCTTCTTCTCGGCCGCAACCACCTGCTGCTGCAGATCCAGCTCGGCCATCTGGGTGAGGATCGCTGCGTTGGGCGGCTGCTGTGCGGCGAGCAGCTTGTCGATCTGCTGGATCGCTGCAGCCTGCAGCATACGCAGCCGGATCTCGCGCTGGTCGAAGAACGGATCGCCCAGGAACTGAGCCAAGAAATTCGCCTGGGCCATCTGTTGGATGTCGGTGGTCATCTCCGGATCGCTCACCGGCTCGACGCCACCACCCAGTGCATAGTCTGCCCGGCTGATCTGGAAATACTGCGAGCCCATGCGATAGCCCGCGGTGTCGGGTAGATACAGCCGGTTCAACCGGAACAGCTTCTCGTATTCCTTGCGCAGGCTGCGGTGGACCCGCTTGAAGCACGCGTTGAATGTCTTCAAGCCCTGCTGGATGACAGCAAGGCCAAGGATACCGGGCACATTGGCGCCTGGGAGCTGGCCACTCAGCACATCGTTGATCGAGGCAATTTCCTTCGCCGCCTCGACGAGGAACTGGAGCAGCTGAAACAGCACATTGCTGGCGCCTGGGAACTCAAGCGGGACGATGTTCTCGCGCAGCGCCCGGCCGCTCGTGTTCACCACCTTATACTCGCCGGTCATAAACCTGACCGAGCCGCTGTTCATGCTGGCGCCGCCGCCGATGAAGCCACCACCAGCGTTCTGCAGATGGCCGGCGTCGAACATTTGGTTGATCGACGTGTTGATGCTGGCGTTGATCGGATACAGCAGATTGCCGAAGCCGATCGCATAGGGGCTGTCGTCGGGGTTCGGCACGAACGTGTAGGGCGTGTAGTAGCGGATAGGCTCGATCCGCTGGATCTCACCGTCTAATGTCGCCTCGATGCTGTCCTCGTCGAAGCCAACGGTGATGCGCGCGACCCGGCCGCTGTCACGGGCGAACGTGATGATGATCGGCTCCGCATAGCCGTCGCCATCCAAATCCTCTCTGCGGTGCTGCTCGATGAAGGTGATGGGCGCCTGCTCATCCTGCAGGCCGACATACGGGCCCTCGGTGTTGCGGCCGTAGCCCTGCCAGCCCTCGCCGTAATCCAACCACAGCCCAGCTCTGATGTTGCTCTCCACCTCCCACGGCAGGAAGTCGATCTCCTCGCTGATGCGCGGAGCGTCGTCGAACGACCGGGCGTGGTAGTTCACGCACACCCTGAGAGCGTTGACAGTCTCTGACACATTCCGCCGGGCCGCCGGGTCGTAATACGTTTTTCTGAACATCGTGCCCGCGATGGCGACGATGATCAGCAGTCGGTCGGTCTGGTCTTCCCACTCGGTCATTTCTGACAACAACTGCCAGCTCATGTGCCGACCGATGTTGTCGGCCCTGGTCTGCTTCTGCCCAGGCGGGGTGATCCATTGAACCTGCCCGGCTTGGTTGGTGATCGGCTGCCCGGTCTGCGGATTGATCTCTGCGACGCCGCGGTCGAGGCCCTCGACGGTGCCCTTGACCACGTTGCGGCCCATGACGATCGCCGGGTAGGCGCGCGCCGAGAATTGCAGCGCAGCGACGGTGATCAATGGGAAGATGACGTTGCTCGCATCCGGCCATGGATAGGTCTTCTTGCGCGCCACCTGCATCGCGAAATCGAGCCATTCGCGGTAGCGGGTTTTGTATTCGGCGCGGGTGTCGTCATCGATCTTGTATTCACGCTTGGCCCGCTCGGCGACGCTCTGGGCATCACCACGGTCCATGTCGTCGCACAGGTTCTTGCGCGCGATCCGCTCCGCGATATCCCTGGCGATCTCTAGCTTGAGGAGCGGCCGATCGTCGCCGCCTTCTGGGATCTCCAGCTGGGGCTCGCGCATCATGCCGGGGAACATCGCCGGCCGCCGCGGCATCAGCGCATTGAGGTCAGGCAGCTGTGGCTCTGGTGCCTGGGGTTCGGTCGCCTCGGCCTCACCGGCCGCAGACATCACGTCGCTCATGCCTGCACGCGTAACAGTTTCGCTCTCCTGCGCGCAACGCGTTCAAGAGAGCCGTAACGCAGGACTGACGCCTCCGCAGCGGTGTGAGGGAGTCGCACCCGGTGCTTGCGGTTATAGTCTGCAGCGAACCGTGACAGATCCTCGTCCTCGATCGCGTTCAGCTTTCGCTGCGTATAGACCTCGGCCTCGTAGTCGCTCGAGGCCTTGCTGCAGATGTCGCGGTAGAACGCCAGGACGGTGACAGCGCTCAGCTTGATGTTCAGCTCGCAGAGGAGCTGGCGCAACGACGCCGGCAGTTGCTCGAGGGCGACCATGTCATTGGCCCGCAGCTCTTCCTCGGTGTTGGAGATGCCATCTCCGACCGCACGCGTGCCGCGGTAGTTGTCACTCCGTGGCATCCCTGTCCTTGTAGCCGGGCGCGCTGAGGCCAAGAGGCGCAAGCACCTCCTTAATCCCCTCATTCACCCGGCCGAGGTTGCTGACGCCGAGGATCAAGGCAATAGCCGCATCGCTGACGCCATACATCAGCCGCGCGCATGCCGCGCGCACCTTTTCCTCGGGTGTCAGCGACGTTTTGGTGGCTTCAGCCACCACGGAGCTTCCACTCGCCGCACCAGCGGTCCTTCTCGACCGGCGGGCTCGCGGAACGCACGCGGAAGCCCATCTTGCCGATGTGCGGCGGCGGCATCGGTTCGCCGACCAGCCACGCGGTCGGTGGCATGCGCCGGCAGACGATGTCCTGGTCGCGGTCGCGGTGCATGAATTTACAGTTGGCGCAGCTCTCCTTGGTGAGCTGGTTGGCAACGTGCTGGGGGATAACCAGCGAAGCAGAGGCGCTCATCAGTAACCTGTAATCCGGTTCCGTGTGTGGTCGTTGACCAGCCTGGAATTGGCAGCGACGATGTCGTCGTCTGTGATATTGTCTCGAGCCTGTAACGCAGCACCGAACAATCGAGTCGCGGTGTAGCACATGGCCTCGACCGGATGGGAATAGCTATTCTTCTCGGCCTTTTCAGAGAAACGCGAGCGGCCCGGCAGCTCGATCTTACGGAAATGGTAACCGCCCATCAGTCCGCGGCGGGTCATGGTGCACCTGGGGTGCAAGTTGAAAGCGGGCATGCCGCCATCCTCGATGCGCCGAAGCACGCGACGGACACATTCCTGGCGGATGGTTGGGGTCTGCAGGCCGGGTTCAATCTGGATATCCTTGCCGTGGAGGATATCGAAACACGTGCGCTCGTCGGTCTCAGCGCGGCTATTGCCCGCGGGATCCCCGACGTCTTCGAACTCAGAATTGGGGAAGTAGCGCGCCGAATGATCCAGCACCTGATCGGAAAACCGGTCGATGCCCATGCTGCTGGCGACCATCTCGTCGACCACGATCCACTGACCCTTGGCAGTGAGCTGGGAGAAAATGCAGCTCGGCGTTAATCCGAAATCCCAACCGCGCTGGATGGGCAGCCTGGGGTCGGTGATCGGTGCACGCGTCGGATCGGTGTTGCCTGGGCAATGCGTGCTGTCGTGGTATTCGGGGAACACGGCCCGGCCATCGACGACGAAGCCATACTCACCCTTGCAGTAAACTTTGACCCATTCCGGATCCTTGCCGATCGCCATCCTGTGCCAGTAGCCGGGTGCTTGGTGCTTCCGGTTCTCGGCCTCGTCCGACAACCCTGATGGCTGCTTGAAGATCCTGCAGTAGCGGTCCAGCGTGATGCCTGGGATGTGCTTCGACAGCTCGGCGACGGCATCGCTGTGGTCCATCTCCTCGAAAAACTTAAAGAACTCGCTGTCGGTGTCGGGCGGGTTGGTGTCCATGACGACGCCTGCCCAACTCGCGCCGCCATACATGACAGGTGGGAAGCGATCGACGCGGCCTTGGAGCGCATCGATGATCGCCCATGGAACCTCTCTGGCCTCGTTCACCCAGGCGCCTGTGAGATCCATCGAGAGCAAATTCTTCACATGCTCCGGTCTGTCGAGCGCGCGGAACATGAACTCAATCTGAGCTGGCATCTTGTCGCCTGGGGCCACGAGCGTGTTGATCATGTATTCATGGTCAACCGCCTTCCATTTGCCGAACGTGGGCCACGGAAACCAAAGGTTAACGGTGCGGATCGTCGTGTCTCGCAACATCGGATAGGTGTTGCGGATGATCGCGAACCGCGTCCTTCGGATCCCGTCAGGCCCAGGCTTCTGCTTCAGCCCCCTGGCTATGAGATCGAATAGACACCCGCTGCTTTTGCCGGAGCCAAATGGTCCCATAAGAGCGCGCATGAACGCGTCGCTCGCCATGAAGTCTTTGATGGTCGGGGCATCGCTGACGTCGAAGTTAATCGCCTGCATGTGCGCAGGCGATTAGCACAGTCAGTCGGGAATTACAGAGCTAGGATCGCGGAATGGCTCAGGCAGTCCAGCCTCGTGCTCGTGGTTCCAATCCGCGGCCTTCGGCATGTCTGCGCCATACGCGAGCTGCAGGTAGTTCTCGCGCGTCAGCGGCACGCCCTTCATCAGCATATGCTCCACCACGGTGTCGGTGTCGGCATATGGCTGCAGCTCGGCCCTGGTGAACTCTCTGGCGTCGGTCATCTCGCCCACTCCGGTAGCGGTATCTTGCCGGGCTCACCCTTCATCACCTCGGCCGCCCTGACGATGATCTTCGCCCTGGCCTCCTCGGGACTCAGTTTCCCGGCAGCCGCATCTTGCCACACTTTGTGGGCCTCTGCCTGGAATGCCTTGTTACGCTTTAGGACATCTGGAAACAGCGAACGGGTGCCTTCCCAGGTGATCGACTGCATCTGCCGCGGGATCCACAGCTCACTGCCGTTGGCAGCTCGGCCGTAGGCCTCGTGGAACAACGGATACATGCCGCTGATGCCGGTCTCAGCATGGCCGCTGGCACCGATCGGTCGGAACTTCTCACCGGTCTCTGGGTTCTTGATCGGCGATGGCGAGGTGCCCAGGCCGTGCGCCACCTCCGTTGACTTGCTGCCGAGCGGGCGGAAGAGCGCCCCGGCAATGGCGTGGGTGTCGATCGTCGTATGGCCAGCCGGCGACCAGGGCGCGATCAGGTTGTTGTAGAACGATCGCACCTTGTGCTGGCTGCCGACCGCCTGGGAGATCTGGTTCTGGTCGCCATGCATCGCCTTCAGTGCGTTGGCGATCTCCTTGAACGAGCCCCAAGAATGGGCACGGTTCTCGCCGCCCTTCGTCTGGGCGAACCCCAGCTCCTCGCCATTGGGACCGACCAGCCGGTAGCTGCGATCGGGGAAGTTTGCCTGCTCCCAGGCGCGGGCCCAGCGCGCCTTCTCAAGGTAGGTTTTCAAGTCCCGATACGGGACGTTCATGATCTCCTTGAAGGCCTTGCGCTCCTCGGCGATCTTGGCCCGCAACGCGTCGCCGGTCAGGTCACTCTCGTTCTTGATGGTCAGAATGTAGTTGTTCACCCACTCCTTCATCTTCGGGGTGAACGTTCCATTGGGCCCCATCTGGTTGCCGGCGTTATCCGCCATCATCAGCCGCCGGCCCTGCAGGACGTTCTGGTTCCAGTCCTTCTGCGGGCTCAGAGCAGCGAATGTTCCGGCGACCTGTTGGGGCTCGAGGCCGAAGTTTTCCGCTTCCCGGTGAACGATCTTGTTCGCACCGTCATACCAGCGGGATGCATCGCGAACGATCGGCATGCCCCACTGGTCGACCAGCTCGTTGTAGAGACCGCTGACGTTGCCGTGCAGGTGATTGAGGAAGGCCTTGCCGGCCTCATCCGCGGTCATGTCGGGATGCACACCGACGATGCCGCCATAGCCCTTGATCAGACCAGCGTGCCGCTCGCGCAGATCGCTGACGCCGGGCTGCATGTAGGTGTCCAGGCCGACGCGGTTCTCTTTGGCTCCGTAGGCGTTAAGGCCCAGCTTCTTGGCAGCGGCCGGCGAGATGATGCGGCTCGGCACAGTGAACTCTTCGCCAGCCGGCTCAGGACGCTCCATGGCGGCGAGAGGATTGTCCTTGGAGATTTGCTCGAGCGGATTGTCGGGGGCCTTGGGCGCCTTCCTGGCGCGCTTAGCGAGGGGGTTTGGACCACCACCACGCTCGTCACCTGCAAGGCGATTGATCCAGCTCGTGAAGGTCTCGCCTGGGGCTTTCATCGCCGCGGCGCCGGCCTTCGGTGCCTCGGTGCCGCCGAGCATCGCGCCGCCGTATTCCTGCGCGGCCTCGAGGATGCCCTTGGCTGTGGGACGGTTGGTCTCCGGATCCCAGAGCCCCAGGCGCTCAGCCTCGTCTCGCTGACGCTGCACCCAGTCGCCGACGTCCTGGCCCGTATGTGCGATTGCCTGTCCAGGCGATGGTGTGCCTTGGGTGAGCGGGTTGTCGTTGGCTGACGCCGCCAGCCGGCCGCCTGGGGTGACGCTCCATTCGAACGTCGGAGCTGGAGGCAGAGTCTGGTGCTCGGTCCCGACCGCATTGCCCGCTGGCCAGATCTGGCCGGCATACTGCGTGGGCGGGGGCGCGAGATCCGCAATGCTCGGGGCATCGCGTCCCAGGTGGTCGCTCAGGCCATGCAGGTGCGCGACCTGGGTGAGGTAGGACGACAGCAGCGATTGCCGCTGATCGGTCGACGGGCCGAACAGCATGTCATCGTAGACCGGCGGGGATGTGGTTTCGCTCACTGTTCTTCCCCTGCAGCTGCAGCAGCTCCACCACCGAGCAGAGCGCCGATGCCGTAGCGTCGCACGATGTTCAGCGCGGTCGGATCGAACACCACGTAGTTGTAGGTGCCAGCACCTCTCCTACGGCTATCAGCATCGAGGTAGCGGATACCTTTCACGCCGGCATCGCGGAGCGCCTCAGCCGCAGCAACGCGGGGGTTATCCTCGTGTCTCAAGTTTGCCTTGAGCGCATCGAGCAGCTGCTCACCGGTCATCATCCGCGTCTCGGGTGACAGCCGCGACCCATACTTGTCCTCTGCCATCTGCTTGGCGCTCTCAAGACGGCCGGCGCCTCCATAGGCTCCGTATCCATTGCCCTGATGAACATGGAACCAGTCGTCGGGGGCGTTTTTCTCGACAGGTTCCAGCGTCGCCAGCGGCATGTCGGGGTAGTCGCTGCGATACAGCACATGCCGGCCGTTCGGACCTGTCGTCCACTCGTATTCCCATTTTTCGGGCTGGGTCACGCCAAGCTTCGCCAGCGCTTCACGCACCTGGGGCGATTGCTCTGAGAGCGGCTTGTCCCAATCCAGCAGCTCGTGCAGCTCGGCATGGAACTCGGACTCATACATCCGCCCAGGCGGGCGCTGCATCACGTCCTCTGGCTTCGCATTGCGGACATGCGCATCGTAGTAGTCGGCCAGATCGGCCATATCTCGATCGGCGATGCCGCTGGGCTTCTCGCCACCTAGGCGCTCACGGAACGCATCAATCCGCCGCTCGATCGTTTGGCGCAGGTAGTCGATCGATTGCTGGTAGCTCGGCCGCATGTCCCAGTCTGGGGCGATCGGATCTCCCTTTTTCCAATACGACGAGTGAGAGGGCTTGTTCTCATACGCATGCATTGCCGAGAGCAGGCCATTCAGATCTATGGCGGTGTCCATTGCTGCATGGCCAGCCATGCCGGTGGGCGGATACACGCCATCGACCGCATAGCCGGGCACATGACTGGGAGCGCCTGGGATGATCGCAGCACCGCTCAGCCTGTCCTTATAGCCGCGCGCCACATCCTCAGCGCCGGCTTGATAGACACCGTGCCCATAGGCCTGGAAGCCCTCGCCTGAGCCTACCTTCGACAGATCGAACTCACCGAGCGGATTGCCCTCGGTCGGCGGGAACGTGTGCGGCGTGCCGTGATAGACCGTCAGCGGGTTTGGCACGCGACGGAACGGTCCACCGCCAACACCGAGCACAAAGTTGGCGGCCACATCTGCCCCAGGCTGCGACATGATGCGCTCTGCGTTCCAGCCGCCCTGCGGCGCCTCTACGAACGGGCCTGACGGGTTCCCAGCTCCCTGGACGTATTCAGTCCCGACCGGATTGTTGGAAGGCCATATCGCGCCCTGGAACCGGTCTGGCGCGCTCGTCAGATGCGCCAGGATCGGCAGGTGCTCATGGTAGTCCTGCAGATCATTCCGCGGCTGCGTGCCGTTCGACGGATCGAACAGCACATCGCGATTGCCGAGATACTCACTCACCGCAGTAGGTGGACGGAGGCGGCTGGTGTGGATCTTGGTGAGGCGGCGGCCCGAAGTGACCCATGCGCCGGCCGCGCCAGTTCTTCATGCCCTTGGCGATCGGGCCCTCGAGGTGGATAGCAATCAGCTCGGGGATGAGCTGTCGCTTTTCACGAGGCCAACGCATGGCATGCAGCATATCGGTCCTCCCCGCGGTGCCGTGGTCGTGCGGATAGTCGTGTATACCGCTGCCCTCTGGGTTCCAAAGCTGGAAAAAGCCGATCGGCATCCAGAGCTTGCCGGCTTGCATCGGTGCGACTCGCGCGCCCAAAGGAAAGGGCTCGGGGATCACGAACGTCTCTGCCGTGTGCATCTGCGTCGGGTTCTGCATGTAGCGGATATACGCCCCGAAGTCGGGACACATCATCCGATCGATGCCGTAGATGCAGGTAGGGTCCAACGGCAGCCGGCCGAGGATCTCTCGCGTGCGCGTCGGCAAGACAATGTCGGCATCCATGTGCACGATCCAGCCCTTACGTGAGAGCCGCTGCAGGCCGGCATTGAGGCCTCGCGCTTTCGCGAACGCCTGATCGCTGTGGTAGAATTGGTCGGTCTGCACCAGCTCAACGTGATGGTGCGAGCACAGGTTCTTGGTCAGCTCGTCAGTCGTATCCGAGACAACGACCATCCTGTCGAAATGTGACTTGTTCGCCGGCAGCGTGAACGCCAGCACATCGTGAAAGTTTACGCAGACGCTGAGCGCCTCAATGTGCATGCCCCTCTCCGCGGTGGAACGCATAGCCTCCATCGTTGTGGTGCGCGATGTCGATGGATGGGAAAGCTTCGTGCACCCGGCGCCGGATCACCTCGAGCGCGCTCGGTGCCGCATACTCGGAGCCACGCGACAGCGCATTGCGGGCCCGCTTCAGAGTGTCGAGCGGATATGCGCCTGGGCCTTTGCCGCCCTCGCCTTCGCCCTTACCGGGTAGTGCGAACTTCGACGCCGGCATGTTGCGACGCTGAGCTGCGGATAGCGGCATGGAGCCTCCTGACAGGGCTTTGGGTGTGTTTCCTGTGGTGATGGGCATCAGCGTAATCCCGGCACGCAGGTGAGCAGGCCGAAGATCAGCCAGATCGCCACCAAGGCGACGACAACCCACAGCACCACGTTGAGCAGCGCGATCACCCAGGCGGGTGCGCCCGATGCCTGACCGACCAAGATGCGGATGACAGCAATGACCGCGCAGATGAAGACCGCGGCGATCAGCACCTCTCTGAGTGCGAAGATCGAGCACATCAGACACCACCCCTTACAGACCGCGGCTTCGTGGGGAACATCCACTCCGCAGGAGCTGATCCAGCATCCGGCGCCTCCGTGCGCATGTTCGGATCCGCCGGCTGTCCTTGTCGCTTCAAGCCACGCGTCCAATCAGGCCTCTCGATTGGGATGTCGACGTCCCATTGCGCGTCGTCGGAACTCAGAGGCATGGGCTTGCCGGTGCTCGGCGAGATGAACGCCTGCCCCCTGTCGGGGAACGCCTTATCGTCTGCCATGGCTACCTCTTTGGCGGCGGCGGCGATGGTTTCTGGAAGAACAACCCACCGACCGCGTCACGCAGCTTCTGAGCTGGGACGTTGGTGCCTTGCGGCGTCGGTGGCGGGATCGGCGTCGGGAACGCCTGCTGGCTGTTGCCTGGGTGATATGCAGCGAGCTGGATGTTGCTGTCGTCGTCGTCCATCAGGCTCCTCCATCCGGCGGTGCCGGCGTGCCACGCTGCCGCGGCTGCTGCCGCCGGCTGTCGATGCCCTGCTGAATTGCGTTGGCGTCATCGCGGATGTCGTTGGATCTGCCAATCATCCGGCCGAACGCTGTCGCGCCGCTACCGAACGCGAAGCCCGAGCCTGGGTGGAACGCGTCATCGCCGCTCGGGTTCAGACCCAGCAGCTTGCGTTGCTCAGCTGTGGCCTCGACGTCTTCGTCGTCAGTTGCCATTGGGTGTCACCTTCGGAGGTGGCGCGCGCCTGGGGATCGCTTCTTCCTGGCGCAGCTGGTGCGCATATCGCTGCACAGTGCCCAACGGCAGACTGAGGCGCTGTGCGATTTGCGGATAGGTGAGATGGCCAGCTCGCGCCAGCTCTTTCACGTTCACCTTGTCGATCTGAGGCCGCCTGTTATGCACACCCATACGCGGCCTCTTTCAGCGGCGCGGTTTTGCCGGCGCTGCCGCCTCTTCTTGCTGACGTTCGCGCTCGGCCTGATCGTTGACGATATAGTCCGATTGGAACGCCGGATGGGAATTTGAATTTGCCCGAGTCGCAACACTGTCACGTGCTGCCTCGCGCTTCGCCTCGATGGGCGTGAAGTCAGGCCAGCCTTCCTGCTGCTGCTCCCAGAGCGGATGCTCGGGATCCTCGATCAACGGATAGCCTTCGCGTTTGAGGGGAGCGAGGTTCATCGGCCGCCGAACGCCGTCTCCTCGTTGGCGTCCCAGGCGAGGGGGCCATCGGTATACGCTATACTTCCATCCCCCTGGACTCGCGGCATCAAGCTGCGCCCGTAGCTGTATGTCGAAGCTGAGCCAGCCAACGGGCCGAGCGCAGCCTGCTTTGCTTGCTCTTTCGCGTCAGCAGCCATCTGCTTCCGCCGGATATCTTGGTCAGCGGTGTTCCAAAGCCCGCGAACAGCATCACTGGCTGCTGGCATTACGCGTCACCCTTCCCCTTCGCGAACGCCGCCATGATCGTGCTCTCGACGTTGCGCACCATGCTGCTGTCAACGATGTGCGCAGCAGCAGCCTCGGGCGAAGCCCCATACTCAGAGATCAGCGTCGAGACGAGGCGGCGCGCGAGCTGGTCGAGCCCCTCACCCTGCAGCACCCGCGGGCCAACGCCTGCAGCCTCGGCCGCGTGCACCAGCGCCAGGAAACCTGTGGCCGCCTTGACCACGTCGACATGCGGTAGGGTCATTTGCGCTTCACCTTGCTGCGGTCCTTGTGGAACCGGTTGCACCAGTCGGTCTTCTCGATCTTGCCGGCGACCAGCTCGCAGCTCTCGGGCGGTCTCCAGTGCGTGCAGATGTCGCACCTGCTGCCCGGCATGCCGGGCCCGTAGTGCACGGCAGCCTTAGACAGCTTGGCGTGGGAGCGGATTGCCGCAGGCACCGCAATACTCAAAGTGAGAGGGGTTCCGGCGCCCACACTTACAGCCGACAAACGACGTTGTCGGTGGAGGCGCCGGCTTCGTCGGTTTGCTGAACGGTGGGGTCGGCTCAGCCATTCATCGATTTGAAGGACTCAACACCGAAGTCGCCGCTGTGGTGATGAGGTCCATGGTCGGGATGCCGCTGCGCGCCCATCGAGCCAGAGCCACGCGATACGTGACCAGAGATCGCCCGGCCGCTGTCGCCAGTGTGCGCATGCGACATGCCTGAGTCAGGATGCTTCTTGCCGCCATTCATGCTGGCGAACGACTGACACCCGAATGAGCCACCCGGCTCGGTCCCTTTTGACATCGCCATACCTTTCCGTTGCGTCAGGCCTTCGCTCTGCATCGGTCAACCCTTCTTCCGTCGCTTCTTCGTCGTCTTGCGCGCTCGCGCCAGCCGCTGCTGACGATATGCCGCGGCAGCGGCTTGGTCGCGCGGATGCCCTGCATCGATCATCTCGCGGATGTTCTCGCTGCGGGTGGCGTCCGAACTGCCTTTTTTAAGGGGCAATCAGCGACTCCTACTGAACCGGCCGCAACGTATTTTAAAATGCCTCGCCCTCGCAACGTCGTTTTGGCGGCGGCAACATGCCGTTGCGCACCCAGGCGCGCACCATCTTGCGATTGACGAACCAGCCCGCCGCCTTCGCCTCGGCGATCAGCGTGTCTTCATCCCAGCCCAGGCGCTCCAATTCATCTTTGCGATCCAGAGGATACCTGTGCGCGAACAGCGGTGTTGGCTGTCCGTCCATCTCTCACTGCGGCACCTGCGCCCGTGAGTAATGCGTGAGGGCAACCGGCAGCGCGACATAGACCATTTCGCGGAACCGCTGCGCGCGCCATGACTGCTCGCGCCCAGGCCTGCCGTTGGCGATGATCGCCGCCTCGAGCTGCGCCAGGGCCCACATCGCAGTGTTGTCGTCGACACCCAGGTCAGCCGCGGCGACGCGGAACGCCTCCATCAGCTCGTTGGCGACGCCCTGGTCGATGCCTGCGAGCAGCTGCTCGAGATCGGGCTCGGGAGCGCTCATCCGCTGATGTTCACGGTAAACAGCCCGGCCGGATTGATCGGCTGACCCTTGTCGTCCTCGAAGCCGATCGAGGCGCGGTCTTTCCACCCCATCTGCGTCTTGGCATAGAAAATCATCAGGGTTCGGTCGCCGTTCATCGCCCCCTCAATGATGTTGTGCGAGATCTTGCTTTTGATCGACATCTCGCCGGTTTCCATCTCCTTGGCGAAATGTCGGTTGAGCGTGGTGCGCGGCAGCTTGGTGGCGAGGCTGATATTCTCCTGCGACCAGCCGCACGATCGCAGAGCGGCTACGAGCCGGCGCTGCTCCTCGGTGGCGACGAACCGCGCCTGCTGACCGCGTGCGCCTGGGGATGATCCACGCCCAGGCGCCTCGCCGGGCTTGATGATCCGGACTGGCTTCTTCGGCTTCGGCTTCGCTTTCCGCTTCGCCACCATCTCAGTTGGTGACCCTCTCAGCTCGGATTTCCAGGTCTCCGTTCTTCAGAAACCGAAATGCGATATTCACGGTGCTTTCCTCGGGTATTTCGTCACCCTTGATCAGGAGGGTGCCGCCGTTTCTCATTGCTACAGCAAACACAGCCCTGGTGTAGGCCTCGATGCACTCCTCGTCGCTGGCATTTCTGCTGTGCATGACTCGGCTCAATACCACAATAATTCTTGGAGGGGCCTGATCATTGATGCATTGTTCGCCTGGTTAGCCTACGGGGAATATCTGGGATGGAACACTCGCATCATTTGCTGGTTCAGCAGGCCCGTGATGGCGTGAAGCTGCTCGTGTCAGGCGCCATCGCAACCCTCCAAGCAGAAGACATCAACGCGTTTGAGCTGGTGGCGCAGACGCGGCGGCTGCTCGACGAGGTGGTGGACGGCATCGTGCAGCTCGGCGTCGAAGATTGCCGGCTGTCGGAGATGGTCGCCCTGGTGGAGACCATGCAGGCAGTCCGCGGCACCGACCACGTGATCGATGATCTGCTCAACGAGAACGATATCCCGCCTGGAGCTTGGTCAACACTGTCACCCAGGCGTCGAACGGTCGCAGCGTATCAACGGTAAACATCAGCGACGGATCCGCCTTGAGCAGAAGCCAGACCTGATATCTGGCTTCCTGCTCTGCGATCTGCGCGGGCGTCCGCTCTGCAGGTTCGCGTTTGGCCATGACCTTGTGATAGGTCCGCTGGTCATGATTACGCCAGCCGAATGTTGGGTGATCGTCGCGATCATGCTCGGCAACGACGGGCGCATCCATCGTTTCACTCCCAAGACGCTATTTGATGCGTCTTCGTGCTTAGTTCAGAAGGCCGACATCATCCGTCGCGAGGCCGCCGCCGGCCGATACGCATTAGTTGACTGTGAGTGTCAGCTGCAGGAGCAGTGACCCGCTCCCAGGTCCAGCCGCGGCTGCGCACCATGTCCTCTGCTTCCCACACCGAGCGCAGCACCAGATCGAGCTGCCTATTGTGCAGCAACGGTGCAGTGCGCACGACCATGTTGTTCACCGATACAGCGCCACAGCAGAAAGGTTTGCCCTTCCAGCGACCGCTGACGCGATAGAGGTGCTCAGCGGAAATCTCGCGACCGCGGCTGCTGACCGGGTTGGCGGGTTCCAGTGGGGTGAACGCCACTGAGTCGGTGGCAGGTATGACAGCAGTATCCAACCCAGACGACTCCTCGATCATCGCTCGCGACTACGACGTAGCCACGCTGCCAGTGGAGCAGGTGGACGAGCTGGTGGAGAACAGAGGCAAGGAAGCGACCAAGCATGCGAAACACCGCGCTACGATCGGGGTGCCAGGATCAACCACGCCATCGGTGACCGATGGTGCCGTTCCAGCTGCGACAGAGAGGATATCGTCACTCCCACAGGCACAACGCAGGGCAGCCAGGAACACCGGAAACGTGGCGACGCGCTTCACCATGGCCACACTCCAATCAGGAGCCACCAGAGCGCCAATGTCGGCAGCGCAGCGATGGCGAGGAAGAGACCAAGTATCGTCACCACAAAGGTGACGGTGTCAGGCAGGCACCTTGGCTTGAGCCAAGACTTCGTTGAGCGTGTCGCGGAGCAGCATAGCGTTGGGCTTGGAGAGGATCGCGTCGACGTTGCCGAGCCGATAATGCTCAATACGGAGAACCAGCAGCGCCTCAGCGAGACCATCGATGCGGACCTCCACGAGACGCCAGCGCGGATTTAACGCGACCTCACGGACGGTGACGGGTTCGCCTTCGTCAGGCATGTCCAGCTGCACGCCCCCACATCATCGCGCGCTTCTGCTCACCACCGCGGAAGATCCCTGCAGCAGCTCGCAGTGCACACATCGGGCAACAGATCGGCCAATCGCCACTTTCCATCTGGTTGGCCATGTCCTCGAGCACGCCAATCGCAGTGCCCATGGCCATGTTCCATGTGCCCTCGACGCTGCCGAGGATCGCATCGGATAGCGCCAGCGGCACAGCTTCATCGGCCTTGGTGATCGCCTCGAGGGCTGAGCTGCAGCCGTCGAGCCGACTCTTGTTCAGCAGCACGACCGACCACAAGTCGGGGCCGACCAGCTTGACCTCAATGCCGTCTGTTCTCTCAAATTTTTGGGTATGCACCTGCCGCCACCCAGGCGGCATGTCTGCTGCCTTCATGCACGTTCCCCTTACAGAATTGTAAGTTTAAGGAACGCGGCAGCGAGATGACAAGCGGATGATGGGTTCTAATCTTGCAAGTTTGGCAGCGGTGGCAGGAGCAGTTCACGCCACTCAGTTTCGAACAACCGGTAGATCCGGCCGCGGTCGGTGAGCACAACAAATCGGCCCTGATTGTCGGTCATCATCGACACCGGTCGTTGCTCGACCGCTTCATAAAACGGGATGGTTTGATCGACCTTGTCGGTCATCGCGCCGGCAGTGAACCCATCGCCAATGTCATGCAGCCGATCGCCGTCTGCAGAGAACGCACACCACCCGCCACGCTCTGAGCTGAACCGCACGATGATGCCGTCAGCGCGCACGTAATACGGCACCACGATGCCGGCGCGGTCATATCTGCGCTCTTCCCAGCTCACACGAACCCTATGCCCAACACCGTGCGCATGATCTCCTCGTGCCCCTCAACAGCCTCGTCCCAGGTGCGATATTTCCGGTAGAGCCCATCATCCGTCCCGTCTGGACCGAAGACCGATGTTTCGAACAACAGCAGATCGCGGTCGTTCGGTGCAGTGATGCCCCAGAAGATCGTCGACACCACCGTGTTTTTGGCAATCTCGCGCTTCACCACGACGCCCGAATAGGTGCCGAGCGCATCTACCCAATCAGCATCGTGGACGCGCACAGGCTTACGGTCGTTGTCCAGCTTGTAGAATGCAGGCGCCATCAATGCCTCACCACGGTGAACTTGCGCAGCTCGCAGGTGGTTCCTTTGGGGGCGACCTTCACCGCTCGCTTGGCAAGAGGCTCCATCGCCTGGGCCATAGCCTCGTTGGCGCTGAAGAGCTGAGCGAGACCGAGGCCTGGGAGAACCCCGCTGATGATCCCCTCGCCCCCGTTCGCGTGCACCGCGATCCAGGCCCAGACATCGATGATCCGCTGATCGGCGTCGATCCCGATGTCGAGGTGAACGTCAGCCACCGAAGAACGCCCAGGCGATGCAGACCGCGGCGAAACCGAGCAGCCCGCATTGCAGGATCCTGGCAGCGGTCGGCTGCTCGTTGAACACGTGCCGGTGCGGGAACCAGGGCGGCCGGGGCTCCAGGCTGGGCTGATACCCATCCGCCCAGAGCGAGGCCACCTGCCGAAAGACCACCCACAAGATCACCAGAATTATCAGCCAATGCATGTCTTCACCTCTCACCTGCCAGCAGCCGCAGCCCTCTCGCCGCGGACTCGAGCACGTCCGCATCGTGATGTAGGCCGTCCTCTCGTTTCGCGCGCGATGCCAATTCGACTGTCCTGGCGGCTACCCCCAGGCCCAGGTCCACCAGCTCGTTGCCAGACTTCCCAGGCTCAGCCACCACCCAGCCACGCTCGCGGATGAGGTCAACGACGCACCGGTTGGCCTCCTCGCATACGCCTGGGCATGGGCACTCCCGGTCGGAACGCTCATCGGACCAACAGATCGCATAGACCCTCGGCCCGACCTCCAGCTCATCGAGCTTCGCCGCATACTCCTCGACCGTCTCGAGCCACACCCACCCAGGCGGGAGCGCCTTGTCCTTTGGCCAGCTCGCCATGTAGCCGACCGGCACACCGTCGCCGAAGCCGGTCTCCTCTGCCTTGCGGGCCCATCCCAGCTCAATCATGCATTGCCCTCCGATCGGTGGCCGCTCGCTCATAGTTCCCCCTTCGCCATCAGCTCGAGCAGCGACGGCCCAGCTCTCGTGTTGCGGTGCTCGAGCCACTCGCCCTCGTTCAGAGCCGGCGGCACCAGCACGAAGCCCTCGCGATTGTCGTATCGGATGATGGCGACGACAGAATGCTTCTCGCCCATGTGCGCCAGATAATCCCGCAGCTTCGGATCTCGGTGCGCGTCGCGGTGCCCAGGCTCGACCCAAACCTGCACCGCGGGGATCCTGTGTTTGGTGCCGTCAGGTGTGGTTGTCGTAACCGCGTCGGGCATCACATCGATCACGTAATGCGCCCGGTCTGGTCGCTTCATCTGCCGGCGCTCGACCTCTTCGTCGATCAGCCAGCGACAGTTCCAGACCTTGCACTCCGGCGCGACCTCCCACAGCCGCGAATAGACTGTGCAGCCCTTGCCGTATGACTGATGCCGACACTTCTGGTTCGCCGGCTTGTCCAGCGATTGCACCGGCAACAGCCGGCAGCACAGCGTGCAGCTGCCGCACTGCCGCGCCATCAGTTGCGCGCCTCCTTGGCTATCTCCTTGGGGCGCGGCACCCCGCCGCGGTCGTAGGTGTCGATGTGGTTGCGCATCACGTCGATCGCGTCGTCCTGCTCGATGTTCGAACACACCGCCACGCGGGTCTGGTCGAGCGACGTAAGCAGCAGCAGATACGCCATGCCCTCGGGCACGGTTTGGATCAGGATCTGGCCGAGCCCTTTGGCCAGCTCTTCCATCTTATCCAGCGTCACGTTCCCACACTCCCCTCAGTCGCTCCACTTCCATTCGCAGCGTCGACACGCAGCTCGCCGTCGCCTGGGGGATGATCTCGGGCCTGCGCAGCGCCACGATCACCCTGGCCAGGGCCCAGCACAGCGCGACCTCTGTCAGCTCGACGCTCTGCGCATGCTGCGCACACAGCTGAATGATCTCGTTCGCCAGGGCGATGCCGACGTCGGCTTCGTCCAGCTCTTCGGGGCTCGGTTGCCATGGGATCATGCGTCAGCCATCGCACAGTCGAGCGAACAGTAGACCGCCGGCCCGCGATACGGATTGTGGCAGAATTGACAGTCGCGCACCGGATAGCTGTCGTCCTGATACGCCGCCCTGGCGAACGCAGTGGCGCGGTCTGGCAGCGGCGGCAGCATCCGTGCCAGTGCCGCCTCTATCTGATCTGACGACCGACCACTGCCGGTGATCTGCATCGAGAACAGCGCTGTCGGATTGTGGTCGTCTATCTGCCGGATGACCCGCGCCAAAGCGACCAGATCATCGTCCGTGAACGGGCCCTCGAGGATCACCTTCATTTGCGCTTTATCTCCCGCGGCTCGACGTGGAACTCGTAGCCGCGCACCGCGCACCACGGCACCCAGATCGGGGCGTGCCGCATCACCCAGGCTTTGACGATGACTTGCTGCAGCACGTCCTGCGTCCGCAGCATCAGCCGATACATTCGGATGTTGCGCCAGATCAGCACGAAGTTGACCGCGATCACCGCAAAGGAGAGCCATTGTTCCCAGCTCACTTCACCGTCTCCACCCACATGCGCTTGTCGACGCCGCTGATCTTGCGCACCGCCGACACCAGCTCTGGTCTCGGTTTCCGGTCGATCGCCGCAAACGCCGCAGCTATCAGCGCCATGCGTTCCATGTCAGCCAGTGGCGTCGGGTTTTCGCCAGCGCGCGGCAGCATACCCAGGCGGTCTCGAGCCTCGTCCATGATGCCTGGATACAGCTCCTCGGTGCTGACCAAGACCTCGAGCATCCCGGCGCGCAGACGCTCTTCCAGCTCTGTCACTCTGCAGCTCGCTGCTCTTCGCCCGCCTTCGGATCGCCCGGCCCGATCACCGTCGCGGTCGCACTACTGCCGGTCAGCTCCGACATTACCCGACCGAGCATGTCGCCCAGCTGCTTGCGCGGATCGCCGTGCAAGTGACCAAGCTTCATGTGCACCCGCGCCAGATGCGCAGCCATGTGCGTGTGCGCTTTCCGGCCCTCATCGTCCCCGCGGCGCTTTGCCTTCTTGCGCGCCTTCATCGCTCGCCGGCCGGCGTCCATCACCACCTGCTGCAGCAGCTCCACGTCGCTATGACCCAGCTTCGCGCCGGTCTGCTCGGTCTCACTCATCCCGTTCTCCCTGCATGATGCTCAGCGCTGCGATCACCGCACGCGCATTGGTCTCCAACCCCGTCGCCAGCACGCGCAGCGCCAGCTCGATGTCGTCGACCGACACTGTCGTTATTCCATGCCGGTGCTTCAGATCCTGCTCGAGGAACCCCGCCACCAGATTGCGCACGCTGCTGTGGTGCAACGACAGTGACGCCAGCTGATCCATCAGCCCTGGCCGCGTCATCTCTTGAACGCGTCCACGAACAGCCGACCGAATGCCGCGATCAGCTGCTCCTGGGCGCCGCCTTCACCGAAGTTGTAGCGGGCATATCGAAAGATCCGCCCGACATGCTCGTCGTCGAGCGCAATGATCCCGCCCGGTTCGACCATCCCCTGCAGATGCCGCACATACCGCTGCAGCCCAGCTTCCCCGTTGCATGGTCTCAGCAGCTCCTCGACCTCGGCCGGCAGCAGCTCCAGCACCGACAGCGTGTCTGACGTCCTCATCGGCGCTTCACCGACTGCTTCATCTCCTCGAGGATCTGCGTCGATGGCGCCGGCACCAGCATCGGGCCGCCGACACACTTCTGGCACACGATCTCCAGCTCCGGGTTCTCCTGCAGCATCTGCTGACCGCTCGGATAGATCCCGACCGTCTCGCCGCAGTTCGGGCACGTGCTCTCGATCTGGTTCGGATGCACGCGCACCATGTCAGCCAACCGCATCACCAGCAGTCTGCTCATAGCGGTCTCCCCTCTCCGCGTTCTGCGCGCTGCTGAAACATCGGCTGCAGCTTCACCACCGTGTCGATGATCGCATCCGTGTGCGACAGCAGCAGCCGTTCCTGCAGTGTCGACGTCGCCAGCGGATCGCCCTTCCTCACGTGCCCCGACAGCCACAGTGCCGTCAGCCACGCCAGCGTCGCGCCGACCTCGATCGGGTTCTTCCCGTGCAGCATCGGCTCGATCTGGTCGATCATCTGCTGCACTTCCTTGGGATCAGGCAGCTGCGTCATCGATATCCCTTCCCACCAACGCTTTCGCTTTCGACAGCGCACCGGTCGCGTAACCGATCGCTGCCGCGGTGTCGGTCCTCACGTCTTCCAGCTCGTAGATCAGCCCCTTCAGCTGCGCGTAGGCGTCCTCCAGCACTTTATGCACTTCGGTCGGTTTCATCGGTCCCTCGTCAGCTGCGATCATCAGCTCCTCGCACAGCAGATCCAGCGCCTCGCCCTGGCTCAGCGTCACCGCACCATCTCCCCGATCCACTCGGGCAGCTCCTGCCGGTAGTCGCAATGCGCGCAGGCCAACGTCACCCGCCTCTCGACGATCAGCGGATACAGCGGCGGATGATCACTGCTGTTGCCGCATGTCAGCGGGTGCTTCGTTGGATCCAGCTGCCAGCCAATGATGTGCTGCATCAGCTGCAGGAGCTGGCTGTTCCGCATCTTCGTCATGCTTTGCTCACCGAGCGCATGTCACGCATCGCAAAGTTCCGTTCCTCGTTGCGACTTGGATCGAACGCCCGCAGGAACCACTGCTCGCCCTGGTGAAACTTCGACGCACCCCACCACACCCCCAGCACCGTCACCTCGCGCCATTCGGTCTCGAGCTTGTGGTTCGTGTAGCGGAACCGCACCGTCATGCCGGGCTCCAGTGTCATCATGCTCGCCCTCCGCGCTTCGCCAGATCCGGCATCGGCACGTGCGACCGCGCCGCGTGCATCTCTTCGATCTGTCGCCTGCTCTCCGGATGCATTGCCTCGCGCTCTGCCGCCGTCATCGGCCGCCAGCGACCAGCGTGCCGCACATACTCAGCGCCGCAGTTCATGCACAGCGACACATCGCCCGTCTTCGGCCGCGCCTTCGGATCACTGAACGACGTATACGCGTCACACACATAGCCGCAGCTCACGCACATCCATGCCGCCTCACGGCCCGTCATCTCTTCCCCATCGCCAAACCCGCCAATCCACCCGACACCCAGAACCCGAACGGCGCCAGCCATGGCGCACCGTCGAGCATGTTCACGATCGCACCGACCAACAGCACCACCGACAACACCGCATTGATCCAGCGGGCGTGGTCCAGCGCCCAGTCGAACCAGTGGCTCCTCATCCCAGCTGATCACTCATCGACGCATGCCCTCTTCGCTTCCTCGACCGTCTTAAACTCTCTCCCCGGCTTACCCGGCACCTTCAGCCACACCTTGCGACCCGCTGCGGTCAAACGCGCATAGCGCCGATGAAACTTTGATCCGTCGCTGCGACACAGCTTCCGCCATTGCTGCCAGCTCCTCCACTGCTGCCAACCATCCGCATCCGGCTCACTCCAACCAGCACCCGCCATCACTCAATCACCGCTGTGAACGGATGCGGCTTGTCCAGCGCATCGCACATGATCAGCAGAAACTTCGTCTCCTCCGACAGCTGCCCGAACACCGACGTCCGCCAGTCGTTCAATCCGCTCAGCTTGGCGAACCGGCGCACGTAATCCGCTGCCTCGGGTATCTCCCAGATCGAGCGTTGATCATCGTCGTAGCCGCTCAGCAGCAGCACGATCGTCGCGCGTGGCAATGACGCATGCGCTTCGGCGGGTGCTCGAGCCATGTCCCGCAGCCAGCCCTCGTCCTGCACACCGTCGCCGATCTCTATGCACACCAAGTTATGGTGTCCGGTCATCCCCATAACTCCCACACAGGATTATCGTCCCACTGCACCCGCAGTTTGGTCCGTTGAGAATAGCGCTGCGGCACAGGCACAAGTCTGCTGTCGGAGGGCAAAAACATGGCAGTTCGGTCCTCAGACAATATTCCCATCCATGCGTATATACATACGTTCTAGTTGTGGGGGGAGGAGGTAGTCGATCTCCATGCGTATATACTGACCTCCGAGTGGTCCAAGTTGTGGGGGGTGGGGGGCCCCTTCGTCCCTGGCAGCGGGCCCATTTTTTGGCCACCCCCCTCGCCTCACCCAGAAGGCTTACGCGGCAGGCGGGTAAACCCAATGGCTGATGGGTGTAGGCCATCCGGCCGACCGTCTGGCTTCTCGATCGACCGGATGGGTGAGCCCAGGCCTCGAGGCCCAGGTCGCACGTGATGGGCGAGGAGCAGGCCGATGCGCTCGCGGATCTGTCGCGTCCGATAAGTGATCTTTTCGCCCCCATGCACTGCAGCATCGAGCTGGTCGGTGCGCCTGGGCATCGGCACGCAATCGATCCAATCACGGGGACGTCGCGGGTATATTTACGGGTAGAGCGGCACGGCATCGGCACGAAACCCTTGCAAATAGCGGATGAGCGAGAGTTCAGCGCCAGCTATGATAGCCGGCAGTCAGTCAGCGGCGGTTGGAGACAGCTCCAGGCAGGCGTGACTCCATGGTCCGGACCTCTGCCTCGAGCTGGGCGTCCTGGGCGGCCGTAGGAACGGCCCTGGCCCAGCCCTCGAGCGTCTCCTGCAGCGCCTCGAGGCGCCCGAGCTGGAGCTTGAGCTGGGCTCTGTGGCCCTCCAGCAGGCGCAGGAGCAGCGGCAGCTGGAGCAGCAGCTCCTCGTCGATCTCGACCATGCGCGTGGGCATCAGCCGGCTCCGTTGAGCGAGGCACGCGAGGGGGCCGATTTCGCCGGTCTGGCCATATACCTCGGCCGCATCTTCCCTTTGTCCTGAGCTGGGATCAGCAGGAACTTCTGCACCCGCATCCGCTCAATAGTCTGCCGAATTGCTGGTCTTTTCGGATGATTGCCGCTGTCGGGCCCGAGGATCCGATCGCAAATGGTTCCCGACTGCATCGGTCCACCGCTCTCCAGCACCTCCATAATCTGCTGTCGAAGCGCCGCGGTTTTCTTCTGGCCGCCGTATGGCGTGCGGGTTGGCGCTCGTTGAGGCACTGGATCATCAACCGCGTTGGAACGGTTGCTGCTCTCCACCCCTACGACCACTCCATTCACCACGATGAGCACATCGCCGAACTGTAATTTCGCATCCACTGCGCTGCGTAGTTTGCTCGTGATCATGTCACCAGCCTCCATGCCGCATTGTAGCTGAGCGCTGCGAACGACCGTGTGATCCACTGATTGGATCCGATGCGCTTGAGCACGATCCAGTCGGTCATGTGCACACAGGCATCGACTGGGATCTCCTTCAAGTTCCCGAGCCGGTTCACCTTCAGCGTTCGGATCTCATCGACCACGTAGACATCACCGTGGTTCGTGCGACCGAACCAGATCAGTCGGACACCTTTGCGGATCTGGCTGCGATGGAAGAACACGTCATCGACGCCTTGCCATCGGCCTGTCGCGTTCAACGGACGTGTCTCGTCAGTCACCTCGCGCAGGTGGGTTGGTCTGCCCATGCTGTGTGCGCTTTCGAACGTTCACGTGTGTGTCAGGCGAAATACTGCCGAATAACTCGCCCGTCAACGTTCTGTCGCAATCTGCGACGTCACAAGTAATATCATTGCGATTTGTTCGCGCGCGTAATCTCTACTCTCATCAGACTGTGTCCTTTACCAGCATCGCAGGAGGTTTGTTCTGTCGTGCGCGGCGGGTCTGTTTCACTCTCGCTTGAGGCTTCGTTACACAGCCCCGCGCAACAGTCGGGCAGTCACACCTCGCCTATCCGAGGTCAAGATGTTTTGAGCGCCCGTTAGAGAAAATGTCGGGCGGTCGTCAATCGCATGACTGGGTGGGAGCGTCTCTCCCCCGATGGACAGGCTGTCCGGTGCCCTCGTCCCAGCCGATCTCGTTGGGTGTCCCCAAACAGCGGCACGCCCGACACACCATGCGATCAGTTGGTCGGACGTCGCGGGTCGCGGCAAACGGAGCCCGCATCTGCCCAGGCGCAACGCCTGGAGCTGCAAGTCGGAGCCGGCAGAGCCTTCGGCTACAGCTCGGTCGGTCCCCCGATCCTGCAGCTGCCTACGCTATGTAGAAGGATGCTGAGGGCCCATTGGCACAGGCGAGTGGATGTTGGCAAGCGCAACCGGATAGGGGTGAGAATGTCGTTGCACAACCAAACGTCAGAGACTCTGACGGTAAGCGCAACCGGTCTCAAAATGCGCGCTGGCAGGCGGTTGCAGAGAACCCTATGTGAGCGTCCGAGCGGTTGGTCATCGCTCACGTGTGTAGGGGGTCGGTGCCCAGTGTGCCGGCTCCCTTTTCGCAACTGGGGATGGAATGTCTTTTTTAATTTGTAGAGCAGCCCTAACTGGAAATTTAACGCACCCACCCCCGCGCAGGCGCCTACATTAACGCACATAAGCTGTGTTAGAGCCGGATATGCTGGATACCCGGTCTCGTTGCGCCTCTGTAGCGGCTCCCAGCAGCCGGGAAACGGCATCTACGCCTTATGGGTGATGCTCGGAGCGGGCTCTGGGACCAGTTTTGACTGGATGAGGTGCTGATCGCAGCAGGCGACCGCTCCAGGGAGCGCCCACCACGTGCCTGGAGGCTTCACGCGCATGCCGGATGTTATGTCCAGCTCCGCTACCGCACCGCAGCCTGGAGCGTCGCAGATCAGCTGAGCTGGCATCACGAGACCTCCTTCTCGAGCAGCTGCTGGACGATCTCTGCGTCGCCACGCAGCATCGCGATGCGGACGACCAGCCGGTGGATATGCGCCGGCATGATGATGTGGGTCATCGACATATCGCCCAGGCCGGCTGCCTCCAGCTCACCGAGATAGCGCATCAGCGTCTGACGCTCAGCCTGGGTCAGCGGCTGGACCCGAGCCGCACGGTGATTGCCGTCCATCAGACGATCTGCATCAGGTCACGAGCCACGCTGTCGAATAGCTCGCGATCGGGATCGGTCGGGCTCTTGTGCACATCGAAGCACAGACTGAGGATCATGCCGCGCTCCCTGGCAGTCAGAGGCACAGTGGCGAAGTCAGCATCGGGCTGCTCGGCGACGATGCGCTTCAGCTTCCGCATCAGCCGGTCCTTCTCGGCCTGACTGGGAGGGGCGACGATGCCGTGCCGCTGCATCCAGTGCAGTCGGCTGTTGCCATCCTCGATCATGCGCCGGGCTCACGCAGAGCCATCCAGCACAGCGACCACGACAGGGCGGTCGTCAGCAGCAGCGCTCGTCTTCTCATGAGCTGGTGATCCTCCAGATGTCACTGCCGTCCTCGTGCTTGCCCAGGTGCTGCAGCTCCCCTGCCCTGCCCGCTCGATTGGCCCAGCTCTTGAAGAACCAGGGGCCTGGGATCTTGTGCCAGCCGAGCGTCTCTTTGACCTCGAGCGCGCTGACGCCGCCCGGTCGCACCATGAGATCGATGACGGTTGGCATGGCCGGCACAATGGCGCGCACCAGCTTGGACCGGCTTTCTGGAGGCGGGGGCTCGATGGTGCCGACCACCTCACCGGTCTCGCTGTCCAGCGCCTCCACGCGCATCCTGGCGGCCTTGGCGACCCGCTGTGCTGTGGCCTGCAGCTCCTCGACCGGGAACGGGCCCACGCGCAGCATGGCAGTCTGGGCGGCAGCTGGCTCAGGCTCAGGCTCAGGCTCGCCCAGGCGCTCCTGCAGATCCGCCTTGACCGCTCGGCCGGCGATGATGCGATCGGCCGCCTCGCTTGTCCCCAGGCCCGCTTCCATCAGGCGCCAGACCTCTTCGTCCGGTGCCGGCGGTTCGTTCTCGCGCTGCAGGATGTTGTCGACCATGGTGGCGAACGACTCGAAGCGCTCGAGGTCAGCGGGTGTGGGCATGTGCCTCCTCACAAATGATGTGCAAGATCGTCGCATAACGCGTTGACCCGGCTCGCAGACTGAGAATAGGGCACGTGCCAGCCACTGGGAGGGCGCACAGCCGATGGCCGATGATGCACGATGGATGAGCTACCGGGAACTGTCACAGGCACGCGGCACGTCAGTTCATGCCGCTGTGGTGCTGACAAGGCGGCGGAAATGGCCGAGGCAGAACGGCAATGACGGCACTGTCAGGGTGCTTGTGCCCGAGGGCTACGATCAGCCGGCTGGCGCCTCCGAAGTGGTCGAGAAAACGGACACGGAGGCCCTGGCAGCGTTCCGGCTCGCGGTCGATCGGCTGGCTGAGGCATATGCCGAGGCACGTGCCATGGCACAGCAGCAAATCAAACAGGCACAGGACGAGGCCCTGGCGCTGCGTGGGAGGGTCGAGGAGCTGGAGGGGATCAGAGATGCCGAGCGAAGGAGAGGGCGCTGGAGCCGCGCCTGGGCAGCGTGGCGGGGATGAGGATCTGCCGCACATAGCGCCGGAATGGCGCGATCAATGGCGGAAGGACTGCCTGCACTGGCGGGGCAAGGTGCTCACCGGGGCCAAGTCGCACTGGTGCGATGAGTGGGATGGTCTGCCGGTCGATGAGACCACGCCGGAATGGCCATGCGGATGCTGGAGTGACGAACCGAAGTCAGGCTGATCGGTGCGAGAAAGCCCGCAGCCCAAGCAAAAATAAGCCCCTGGAGGGGGAACCCACAGGGGCGAAGTTATGCGTAGTCTCTCGGTAACCGTCATAGCCTATGACGATGAGCTGGTCACTTCATATGCGTCGTGGCCAATAAATCCGACCTGGGCTGTGCCACGCTCATGTGCCACGCGCCACCAGCGCTTCCCGCCGCAGGCACCACAGATCCAGTGGTCTGGATCATCGGGGTGAGCCTCGGGCCAGGGCGTCCAGTCGTCGTGGCAGTCACGCCAGTCGTGCATGCAGCCGGCGATCCGCATGTAGTCCCTGGCGTTCTGGTCATGGCAGTAATGGCCACGCACGCGGTGCCGGCGGCGCAGGCCGGCGTCCTCGTCCTGCTGCGAGCCCACCAGCATCAGCCTGGGCACCGGGTCCAGATCCACCGTCACCACGGTGTGCTTCATGTAGGTGACGCTGCGCCCGTGGTGGAACGTGCGATGGTTCTGCAGCACGCTCTTGTAGCGGGTCAGGTTCGGCCGGTTCATCATGAGCAGCAGCGCGATGATGGTCCGCAGCTCACCCATCGAGCCCTGGATCGCCCAGCGCCTGTGCAGCGGTGAGATGATCTGTTCGTAGGCCGGGTAGGTAGGATTTGCCGGCGCGAAGCTGACCGCATTGTAGGAGCGCAAGACCCGACGCTCTTCCTCGCTCAGCCTGGGCATGCTGCTGCCGGCCAGGAAGCCATCCAGCTCCAGGCTGGTGAGACTGGCGCCGACGCGGAACCGCTCCTGCTCGGCCTCGGGCCACTCGGTCAGCAGATCGTAGATGAATGGGCACACCGCGGCCCCGCGCTGGATCAGATAGCCCTCGGGCGGATTATACATGCTCGCCTGGGACGTCTGGTCGACGATCACATGCACCCGGTTATGGTCGAACAGGTAGCCGACCATATCGTCCGCATCGCCATCGGCATCCCGGTCGGGGTGGAGCTGCTGCCAATACGGCCGAGAGGGCCACTCGATCCACATGGTCTCGTAGGGCGGCCGAGCGAACCGAGCCTCCTTGATCAGCAGCTCGGGCACCTGGGCGACCACCTGTCCGACGCGGAGCGAGGCCTCTTGGTCGAAGACAAATTTCTCCGCCCGGCGAGCGGTCGCCTGGAGCTGGGCCAGCGTCTTGGGTGGCACCACAGGATCGCTGGCACCTTTGGAGAAGAGGAACTTGTCGATCAGCAGGGGCTGGCGCTTCTCAGGCGCCGGCATGCGCATCCCAGACACAGATTTGGGGGCCTTGCGGGCCCCCGGCTCCCTGACCGGGTATAGGGGCATGTCGCCCGTATACCGCGGCATCTTGCGGCGCTGCTTCGCCATCAGTGGTCGTTCTCCCGTGTGTAGTAGCCGTAAACCTGTCGCCTCGAGATCCGCGGCAGCCCGTTGACCAGCGTGGGCGTAGCCCGCTGCGGGTCGTGGGTGTCGTAGATCACGTGGTCGATGACGCACGTCAGGTGCTTGGACACCGAGACGATCAGGCGCCCAGGCGGAAGATCTTCCCGGCATAGGAACGTGACAGCGCCCCCGAACATCGGCCGCGTGCCGACCCAGCGCCAGCCCAGCTCAGACAGCAGGCGCTCGTAGGTGCGCCTGTGCACGCCCGTCCTGGCGGCGCTGCGGCGCCGACGCTTGGTCTTGCGCTCCAGCTGCCCGAGAGCGTTGAGCCGGTCGTAGACCTCGCGGTAGGGCATGCGGGTGGCGACCGCGATGGCGCGGCAGACGCAGTCGTTGGCCGGGCCATGGAACCCGGCGGCCTTGCGACCGCCATCGTCCAGGGTCCAGCTCATGCCTGTCCTGCCGTCGTGGAGGGTGATGCCGGCCAGGGCGTCCATCACTTGCCTCCCCACGCCAGATACGCGGCGTGTTCTCTGGCCTCTGCCAGGGTGGTGTGGGCTGTCCTGGCGGCCCCGTTCGCCAGGACATACGAGAGCTGACCGCGGCGGAAGCGGGTGCCACCCGAGCGATGGGCCCAGATCTTGAACCGGAGCCCGTTGGCTTCGCCCAGCCAGTGCGCCTTGATGAAGCCCAGGCGCGGGATCCGCTGCCACTCGATCTTGGGGAGCTGGGTCATCGCGCAGCCCTCCCGATGTGGTTGGCGTAGACGCTCACGGCCTTCCAGTAAGCGGCCATCGGGGCCTTGTGGGTGCGCCAGCAGAGCTGGGCTCGGGCAGCAGCGTCCAGGCGGATCTCGCCCAGCAGCGCCACCAGGGCGGCCCTGGCTGGCTCTGGCAGCTCCCGCAGCTTGGCAGCCGCGGGGAGAGCCAGGATCGGATTGCGCACGTCTGCGCGGGTCGAGCGCATGTCTCTGCGCATGTCAGGCGGCCCTCCTGATCTCGGGCGGCAGCATCACGTCGCTGAAGACGCAGCTGCCGCGGTTGAGCGCCTGGGCGCCGCGCATGGCGGCGTCGCGGGTGGGGTAGGGGCCGAAGAGCAGCCGCAGCCCGTCCGCGGCATGCTTCCAGTAGAAGCCCTCGTGGTCCTGCCAGAGCTGGATGTCGACCTCGGTCATGCCCGCCTCACCACGTTCGGGGACACTCTGATCATGCTCGGGCGCTGCTCGGGCAGGCCCAGGTCATGCCGGGAAAAGCACTGCTCCCCCGCCGGCCCCGTCCCAGCGCGGGCGGTGTTGGCGTCGCCCAGGCGATCGAGGTGCCGCATCGAGAGGTGGCCGCAGAATTGGCCATCGGGGCGGATGAGCGTGACCTCCTCCTCGGACACATCGAGCATGTCCTGGCAGTGGTCGAAGGCGACGTAGAGATGCTTGCCGTGGCTGCCGATCGCGAGGATCGGCAACCCTTTGGCATGCACCTTGGCGGCTGCGTAGGTGCGGAACGCTTTCATGATCTGGCCCTCTCCTCCCTGGCCCAGCGCCCGGCCATCTCGAGAGCCTCCATCAGGCGGTCGTGTGCCTGGGCATGTGCCGGTGACAGCACGCGCCAGCTGATGATCAGGTGCGCGGCCTCGATCGGGTTGACGGCCTGATAGAACCGACCGTCCGCATCCCACTCGCCCTGGCTGGCAGGCTGCTGCTTGCAGGCAGCGTTCCACTCGGCGAACAGCGTCTCATCCAGACCGCAGAACCGCAGGATCGAGTTGGTGCAGGCCCATGCGGTCATGGGCTCGTAGGTTTTGGTGCTCATGAGCGGGCTCCTGTGAACTTGAGGGTCGGAGCCTCGACGCGGACGTCGATGCCCTGTGCGCGGATGAGGCGCATCATCTCCTCGGTGATGGTCTTGGTCCTGGCGAGCCGGCAGAAGAACAGGCTGGTCGGGCAGGCCGGGTAGATGGTCTCGTTGCCGTAGACGTTCCGGATCGAGACGGTGATGGTGCGGGAGAGGTCTGCCGCCCGCGCCCCGGTCGAGGGGAGCTGCCCCTCGATCGAGAAGCCGTAGTCGCTTGCGTTTGGCATGATCAGCCCTCCACTTCGGGGGCTGTCGCGACGAACGGCTCGGCCATGAAGCCGGCCTCGCGATACTCGGTGAGCCACTCGTAGAGATCGAGCAGCTGGGCGTAGGGCAGCGCGATGCTGCCCTGGCCGGTCGAGTGGAACAGCTTCAGATCGACGCCAGTGGGGGTCGTGCTGATTGTCAGACGGCTCTTCATGATCAGCCCTCCACCACGGTGCAGCCGGCCTTGCGGACGAGCCGCGCTGGCCCCTTGCGGTCGACGCCCTTCCGGCTGGTCGGCTTGCCCATCCAGCAGTGCGCGAGATCGGGGTTCAGCAGCTCACGGACGCGGAAGTATTGGCCGGCGGTATCGCGAACGATCTGGCCCCCGCATGTGCCCAAGCACTGGTCGGCTCGGGCGCAGGCTTCGGTGTGTTGACAGGTCATTTGGTCTCTCACGTGTGTGTTCCGCCGCCCGACAATCAGGCGGCGAGCCACTTATCGCAAATTGCGACGTGCCGGTCAATGCGCACATTAACGCCGATAGTGGTATACGGACGGTGCTTTTGCCCCTTGTTTCCCAGTCGTTTCTGTCGCAAACTGCGACAGATGAAGTTGAGTGAAACGACCGAGATGACCTTCACGACCGACTACGACCGCTACATCGTCGCTTTCTCAGGCGGGAAAGACAGCCTCGCCTCTGTGCTGCTGCTGCTGGACCTGGGCGTGCCCAAGGACCGCATTGAGCTGCATCACCATGACGTGGACGGCGGCGAGCGCCGCTTCATGGATTGGGGCTCGACCCCCAGCTATTGCCGGCGGGTCGCCCAGGCTCTCGGGCTCAAGATCTACTTCAGCCACAAGGTGGGGGGTTTCGAGGGCGAGATGCTGCGTCACGAAAGCCGCACCGCGCCAACCGCCTGGGAGACGGAAGACGGCAGCTGGAAGGTGAACGGCGGCACCGCGGGCAAGATCGACACCCGCGAGCAGTATCCGGCCCAGCATCACTCGCTCAGCATCCGTTGGTGCTCGGCCTACCTCAAGATCATGGTCATGGAGATGATGCTGAAGAACGAACCCCGGTTCGTTCGCAGCCGCACCCTGGTCATCACTGGCGAGCGCGCCGAGGAGAGCGACGCCAGGGCGAAGTATTCCGCGTTCGGCCCGCACAAGGCCGATCTCCGCGACGGCAAGAACCCCCGCCACATCGACCACTGGCGCCCGGTCCTGGGTTGGTCCGAGGAGCAGGTGTGGGAGATCATCCGCCGCTACGCGATCATCCCGCACCCCGCGTATCGCCTGGGCTGGTCGCGGCTGAGCTGCATGACTTGCATCTTCGGCTCGGTCGACCAGTGGGCCACGATCCGCGCAGTCTTCCCCGAGCGGTTTGAGCGCATCGCCGCCCGCGAGCGTCAGTTCGGCAAGACGATCGACACCAAGCGTCGCAGCGTCCACGAGCTGGCCGACCGCGGCACCCCATTCGCAGCCGCCCTGGCGCAGCCCGAGCTGGTCGCCCAGGCCGACGCCGACGACTGGAACGAACCCGTATTCACCAACGATTGGCAGCTCCCGGCCGGCGCGTTCGGCGAGAGCGACAAGAGACTCTGAGGGAAACGTCGATGATCGAGATGGAACAAGACCCGACCCCGCTCCGCGTGCTGGTCGCCTGTGAGTTTTCCGGCACCGTGCGCGACGCTTTCCTGGCGCGTGGCCACGATGCTTGGTCGTGCGATCTGCTCCCGGCTGAGCGCAACAGCAATCGCCACATCCGCGGCGACGCCCGCGACTACCTCGACGAGGGGTGGGATCTGCTCATGGTCGCGCACCCGCCGTGCACGCGCCTGTGCAACAGCGGTGTGCGCTGGCTGTCCGAGCCGCCGCCTGGGCGCACGCTCGACGCCATGTGGCGTGAGCTGGACGAGGCCGCCGAGCTGTTCAGCGCCTTCTGGAACGCGCCGATCGACCGGGTGTGCATCGAGAACCCGGTGATGCACCGGCACGCCAAGGAGCGCATCGAGGGCTACCGCGATTTTTCGCAGAGCGTGCAGCCCTACGAGTATGGCCACCCCGAGAGCAAGCGCACCTGCCTCTGGCTCCGGAACCTGCCGCGCCTGACGCCGACCGACGTTGTCGAGGGTCGCTCACATCGCGTCCACCGCATGGGCCAGACCAAGAACCGCTGGCGCGAGCGCAGCCGGTTCTTCCCCGGCATCGCCCAGGCGATGGCCGACCAGTGGGGCCCGCTCGGCCCGTTCACCACCAACGCCGATGCGCTGATCGGCGCGGCCCTGCAGGAAGCAGCGTGATGATCAAGACCTCGATCTATGGCCTGCCGCTGAACCCCCGTCATCTCCTCGAGGAGCTGGCGGGCGCTTCGTTCTGCATCTCCTACGCCACCCGCGACCGCCTGGGCTCCCAGCTCAACGATGCGATCAGGCTGGTCGGCGAAGACGGCATCCTGCTGGTCGATAACGGCGCGTTCAGCATGCACAAGCAGGGCGTCAGCGCCCGCGACGAGGCCTATCAGGACGCATACGAGGCCTGGGCCCAGGACATCCTCGACCGATGCCCCCAGGCGATTGCGGTGATCCCCGACGTGATCGGCGGCACCGAAGCTGAGAACTACCAGCTCGTGACGCACACGCTGCTCGACTACGACCGCGCCATGCCGATCTGGCACATGCACGAGAGCATCGACTACCTGCTGCATCTCTGCGAGGGCTTCGGATACATCGGCATCGGCAGCTCGGGCCAATACTGGCAGACCGGCTCGCCGACGTGGCGCGCCCGCATCATCGAGATGTTCGCAGCGATCGACGCGTGGGAAGCTGAGAGTGAGGGGGCCTATATCAGGCCGCGGATCCACATGATGCGCGCCCAGTCCCAGGCGCATCTCTACGATTTCGATAGCTCGGACTCGACCAACGTTGCGGTAAACCACGGGCGCTACCGGGCCGAGGGCGTGGGTCACGTCGCGCGGCTGGCTGAGCGTGCCTCAGCCAAGATCCGCGCCAGCTCAGGCCCCGAGGCCGAACACCAAACCAAACGCCCGCTGCTGGCCCACGTCGAGATCGCGCTGTGGAAGGCCACGCTGATCACCACGACCAACGCAGACGCTCTCCTGG